ACCACGGAATTCATATTCAAGAATATGACGGTAGTTACGAATAAGAGTATCATACTGTTCATTACGACTTCTCAATGCTGTCAAGAATTTAGGGATATCGAGACAAATCAAGAACGAATAACCTGTTTCATACAGGTCAAACTGAGCCAGGTTTGTAAAGTCAGTAACCCCACGCATGAGTGTATATTTGGTTACATCACGAGGATTGAGGGTACTGTCAAAAATATTACTTACGGATTCTTTAGCCATAGTATTTTACACCCTCCTATTAAGAATTCAAGGCAATAATCTTGAAGATTTCTGTTTGAACGAAATTACGGAAGCGTACAAACAAGCTAGCATAAATAATCTTATTAGAATTATAAAGCGAGCTAGATACGTACTGAATTTCGAACGACTGGAACAGATTGGAGTAACGGTTAACGATCAAGTCATTAACGTCACGTTTATACTTCGTGAGGTCATCACCATCAAGGAAGCTATAACGGATCTTAGGACAAAGTTCACGAATAGCTTTAATAACCTGCTGAACAGCCAATACGTTGTTAACCCAGCTAAGCTGTGTATAAGCTGTCTGAGAAGTATATTCCGAGTTCATCGTCAAGATATTACCATTGTAGAAGGAAAGGTAGTTGATACGAAGATCATCCAATTCCTTAAACTGATCTACATGAGGAGTATGCTTAGGCGAGAAGTTCAAAGTACCTTGAACAAACGATTCCATCGGAACGATGATATCATATTTCTGACCGCAGAAAGGACGGTTACGTCCATTGATGAAATGTTTAACAAATAAACGGCACAGGTCATAAGTTACTGTAACCGGAATTTGTTTACGTGTATAAGGTTCATAAATTTCATAAGAGTTCATATATGTTGCACAATAACGACTCTTAGCATTTTCCTGATTCTTAATACGCAATTCTTCAATGGAGCTAATACCTACACCCATATCACGGAAGTATACTAAGTCTTCACGGAAAGCAGCCAAACGTTCAATAGCACGTTTAACTTGTTTAGGGTAGTTAGCATCAAAGATACAGTCAATACGGTTGTTATCTAAGTCATAGATATCATCCGAAAAAGATCCATCAAATGCCTTAACCATTTCAGCTTCGTATTCAGCAGATTTGATAGGAGCATCACCAAATGCACCATTAGAACCATTCTGGAGTTTAATACCCATAAGGCTGGAGAGGTTTACACCATCAGACATATCTACTGCCAAATTAGCATAATCCCGACCATTCAAATCTGTACCAAATAATACGTCGGCATTCTTAAAGGATTCTGTATCATCAATAAGATACCCAACATTATTTACAAATGCTTCAAATTCATCATCAAAGAAAATAGCACGAACCTGTTTCGAACGCATAGCAATAGCATTGTCCAAAGACATGTTCTTATCTTTTTCAACGATATTCGGATTCATTGTAAAGGATACTGTTTCAATAGTATTGCCATTTTCAATGATATCGATAAAGTAACGAACGTAATCCAACGGATGAGAAGCAGTAGCATCTGTATAAATACGGAAAGATTTGTTGGAGCTACCACGACCCATATCAGCGATTAAGAATAATACATATTCATCATCTTCGCCGATTTCATTCTTATGGCCGAAGTCACCCTTAAGAATCTTACCAAATTTCTTAACATCATTACCATCAGATGCAACAGATTTCAAACGATATGTAATCTTAACAAAGTTTTCTAATACCGGAGTATTAGCAATACCATTTGTATTAGCATCTGTAGTAAGACGATTTGTTGTCGGATTCGTATACAACGGAAGACCGTTGTCATTCGTCTTTTGTTTCTTTTCATTCTTTACTTCTGCTACAACACCAATGTTAGCAAGAGTAGAATCGGTAGCTACAATACGTTTGAATGTAACATAACCACCAGCATCGATAAAGTTTGCAGCTTGAATCAAAGCTTGGCCATGACGAGTATAGGAAGGAGTTCTTCCATAATAATCGTAAAAATCACTACCAAACAATTTATGCTTCCATTCTTCAGGTCCTTTATCAGCAGAACTTACAACCATGGCTATCGGGCGATCAGTACTATCTTTTACAGTATCACTATATTGCAAAATCTCAGACTGGTCGTCAATGATAGTGGTTACACCAGGAGCTGGCATATTTAGTTCCTCCTTTTTTACAGAAAGTTATTAATTTTTCGAAAAACTAATAATTTGAAATGGTTTAATTAAAAATTATTATTAGTGATTCTATATATATAGAATCTAAGAACAACATTTCTTTTTTAAAGAAAAGGATCCCAGATTTTAATATAATGTTATTGAAGCTGGTTTATTGGCTATTCTTCTCCAACCAAAATTTGCTCCAATGGGGTATCTTTAGGATTGTCATTCATCATAGCATGAAGTATAGATTCATCAAAGTTTTCAGAGATTAAAGCTGTATAAGGAGAAATAATCTTAGATACATTCTTTAAAGACATCGACTTATATGCATGCATATCATTTGTTTTTGATAATCTAAAAGGAATTGATTCATCATCTTTAGATCTACAAACTTCAGATACAGCCAATCCAAACATTTGGTTATTAATGCCATAAGAAAATCCATTGATAGTCATATTATCAATAATGAAATCCTGTATTTCATCATAAGGAATTGTATTAATAATATAACCAAGGATGAAACAGAGATTTAGCATCTTTTCACAATTACCAACAAACTTAACTAGTTTTGTAGATACTATAATCTGATCTCCTTCTTTATATTTAAACAATCTATAATCTTCTTTAACAGAATTCTTAGTTAATTGTAATTGTTTAACCTTTTCAATAGTATAAGGTCTAGTAGCAAACATACTGGGGAATTTAAATAGTTTTAATCCATCATTCATCTTACCATCTATAGATTGAATTGTATAGTTAAACATTCCCATTATATTTATAAAATCCCCTTCTTGTTCAGCAAGGTTTCTATCAAAATACTTTTCAGGAATATAAGCTACCATTTCTCTATCCTTAGCAGAGAAGATAATAGAATCTCCCTCTTTTTTACAAAAATACGGCATAGGTTCTGCCATTATTCTTCACCCTCTTTATTTAAAGATTCAAGAAGATATAATCTATATTCATCATTGTTCAATTCATTTTCATCTGATGAATTTTTATCGTTTCTATCTATAAGCATAAAGTTCAACTTAGATCTCTTATTAATATCGGCACCATGTTCTATTAATAATTTAGCTACTTTATAATTACCATGTTTTATAGCACTGGATAAAGCCATATTATCATAAGCATCTCCAGATACACCATTGTTTAAAAAGAATTCTACAAATTCAGAATTATCATTCTTTGCTGCTTCATTTAATAAGGACCCTTTTACATCTTCATTTTTTAACAATTCAGATATCTTATCGTTATCCTTTATAAATTTTACAACACTATTGAAAGTATCTATATTGTTATCATAGATTGTGTTTATGATAATCCGTTCTAATACATCATCATATTTCAGTTTAGCTGCATTATCATAAACTATCTTTAATAGCTTATTGAATAGAAAGATATCTTCACCATCATGAAATGCTGATAAGATATTATAAGAAAGTTTATCTTTTTTAAAGAATGAGATGTAATGGATTACAGAACTCATTCGATCTTTTAATATCTTTTCCCAGAAAAAGGTATTATTAAAATACTCCATAAACTTTTGTTTAGGAGGTTGAACTGAATCATTAGGATCTTTTGAAGCATCATAATGATATAATTTGTAATTGATACCTTTAGATAATAAGAAAGAAAAAAGCTGATTATCATTAATAAGCGTTTGCATGTATCATACTCTCCCTTAAAATAATTACTATATACAACTCTCATTATAAATAAGTCATCCTAAGGAGTTTTAACCCCTTAGGATGAGATTATATTATTCGTGAGTTACTCCAGCTTTTTCTTCCCAATTTTCACTCATATTAGTACCAAAACTATTGAAATGCTTATCGGCATACAAAATAAGCCCATTCTTAAATAATACATTATCATCAAGGCATCCAGGGCATTGATTTTCATGACCTTTTACAGGAACGTCAAATTGTCTAATAACTTTAGGTTTACTTGTGTTTCCTCTACCAACGTTTCTTCCAATAGGAGTTACATCAGATCTACCTGCTATAATTGTACCATCTTTAGTATCTCCACCAGTTGTTGTACCATTGGTATAAACGCCACCTTGGATAACAGCATTTACAATAGTACGACCAACTTTAGTACCACCAATAATAGTACCGCCAACTAAAGTACCACCAGTTGTTGTGATTTTACCAGTAGTTGTACCATCTTCGATAGTATAAGATTTGCCATCAATACATCCAGTAGCTGTACCACCAGTAGCAGTTCCGCCTACAGCTGTACCACCAACTGTAATATCTCCAACTGTAATACCACCAGTTGTAATCATATTATCTCCAGTAACAGTAGCACCATATACAACAGAGTCTTTTAATACAGGATTGATGATAGTACCTTTTTCTGTTCTACCACCTTTAATGATCGTATTAATAGCAATTACATTGGTGATGGTTCCAGTAATAGTAGCATCAGATACAATACCAGTCTTTTCATCTGTTTTGCCATCAACAGATCCAGCTCTAAGATTAGCATTAAGAATCTTACCTTCAATAATAGCCCCATTAATAGTGTCACCATTAATGACAGTAAGTTCCATACCAATATTATTCTTTCCTTGAGCAAGCCCATCTAAGGTATGACCAGTAACTTCACCAGAAACAATAGTACCTTCTAAGATATTACCATTCTTATCAGCAATAGCATTTTTAACAACAGCATTCTTAATAACTTCTGCAGTAGTTGTGCCATATCTATGCATACTATTATCGATAGTAGGATCTTGATCTACATAAACAGAATATTCGCTAACTCCACGAATCTGGTCTGTTTTGAATACAGCCGTCTTTGTTACATAATTAGCAGAACAATCAACTTTCAATTTAAATAAAACATTGTTGTTGCAATCATACGTTTTATAAATATCAGATAATCTACCAGATACCCGTAAGAGTTTTCCATCTTCAATATAATCGAAAATATACATTTTTCCAGCTTCTAAATCAATAGACGTGTTCTTTTCAGGATCTGTATATTGTACGGTAATAGTGATAATAGTTTTTTGAGAAACTTTAACTCCTGTAACCATAGAATTTGAACAGCAATTACAGGAAAGATTCAAAGGACCATTAGGTCTATATAACCCACTCATTAATCCAGGAGTTATATTAGAATTTTTAGTACTTGTATAATCAGAATAACAGCGGCCACCAACAACTCCGCCATTATATGCCGGAGTCGGGGTGAAAACATTATTTACACTAGAACAATCATAGCACGTACTATCATGCTCTTCAAGATAATACTTGCCAGAATTGCAGGATTTACATTCCGACATAGCTTTTTATGCCTCCTTTATAAAATCATCCATATTATAAAGATGTAAAAATAATATGGGTAAGAGCCATTAAGCCCTTACCCTAAGAATTATTTTTCATCAGTAGTTTTAAAAATATCTTTTAGAGCTGTTAAAGTAGGATTATCTACATTTTCTTTTTTCTTAGCAGAAATTTCTACAGAGGTATAGATTAAGAATAAGAATTTAAAGAATCCTTTGATCTGTTCTGTAGCTTTAGGGTATTCATTTAATTGCTTTGAAGTCATAAAAGACCAATTAGAAATATTCTTCATAGTAAGCATAATCATATAATTGCTTACCGCATCATAAGGAGACAACTTTCTAGCTAACTTAGAAAGAGCTATTGTGAAAAGAGCTGCATAATTATATTTCTTTTCATCCCCATTTTTAAACCTAAATCCGAAATGAACTAATACTGCTTTAACCAAATCAGGAAGGAAAGCATTAAAATACAACCCAGATCTTTCTTTTGCTAAATACAAATCTTCAAAAGCTCTTCTAAGTCTAACTTCATTGCCATATACCTTTAATAGATTAGAAGTTAAAACATGCTTGTATAGTTCTATGAAAGAATCATCTTCAAAGTTTGCAATATGATATGCTTTATTTACTTTATGAACAATCTTTTTAGATTCTTCATCATAATGATCAGATTCTTGAACAAGGAGTTCCATAGCTCTATCTCTAGCATTCAAGTCTGTCATATAGTAAATATCTACTAATACTTTTACAAGTTTAGTATCGAGTTTGCTATGTTTGAAAAACATAGAATCGGTAATATTGAAATTCTCTTCAATAACTTTTGTTTCTTCTTTAATACTTACTTCTAATTCATCTTCAAGGTCTTTTACAATGGAATCTATTTCTTTATTAGCTTCTTCAATAGTCATTTCACTCATATCTTTTTTCTCTTCCATTATACGACTCCTATTCTTATTTATTCATCATTTCAATTACTCTAGGATCTAATGCTTGTACATAATCTTGTTGTAATTTTAAACGAACGTGTGTGATGATATCAGCTCTTAATATTTCATTATTGATCAAGGAGTTATATCTTCTAAACAGACTTACATTGTTTATGATATTTTTATTGAATAGATTGATAACTTCTTGATTTGTCATCCCATAAGCATATCCATATACAGTAGAATCAGGTACTTCCATATCTTTAATAAAAGATAATACTAAAGGAAGATTAGCAGCTACTGTAATCAATGCAGGGTCCTTACTGAAGATAAGTTTATTGTAATTAGAGCTAGCATCTTTATTATATTTAAGATTTTCCATATTCAAAGCAGAATAGATATTTTCTCTTTCTTCATATATGAATCTAGTAAAGAAATTTACAATATACTGATTAAACTTAGCTACATAGAAATCATATACAAAATCTGCAATAGGATAAAAATCTGTAGTTTCATCATTTCTAATAAATTGGAAATCATATTTCTTAGAAACCGCATCAATAATATTAAGATATGTTTCCTGTTCCTTAGCAGAAATTTGATCTTGATCATAAGGATAAGCATTATATAATTGCTTAAAGATAGTTTTAAACGCTTTAATAGTATTAGGTTTAGGAACTGTATCAAATCTATTAAACATTGCCGTTAATGTATCTTCTACAATATTCATAGCATAATCACTATCAAATTGAATAAGAATACTAGCAAGTTGATTATCTGATTGTAATTCATATTCTTGATTATTGGTAATAAAATCCAGCATATAAACACCTCATTTAGTAAGTAAAATAGCAGTAATATCTTATATACTTGTAAACTTTATTCTAACTTTTAAATTTCCCTTACCGCATAAAACGGTAAGGGAAGTATTTATTGTAATCCATTATCTTCTTTATGATTTTGATAATACATATCTCCATGATCTAAACTATTATAAACGGAAGTAGAACTCATTTCTTCCTCAGGATTATTAAAGTCTATAAATAACGAAGGAGGAAGACCTTGTTCATTACCAATAGTAGTATCATCAGATATTTCTACATCATCAGGGTTGATATTGTATTTTCTAGCATATGCTTCTCTTACAACAGGATCATTTAGCATTTCTTTAAGCATTTGGGTTTCTTGTTTTCTTTGCTTAGAAATATAATCTCCAAATAATAAGTCTCCTGCTTTTTTCATATCAACCATTTGGGTACGAATATCATCTTTACCTTTATTTTCATCAGGCTCATTGATGTATTCTATTTCTTGAGTAATATCTGTAGTATACTCATCTATACCCATATCAAGAACTTCATCAATATCATCTTCAGTTTTAATACTGGATTTTATAATTCCGAAGTTCTCTTTTAAATTCTTTCCTTCATACCAAACGTATAATGCTACAAGATATGAGAATATTTGGTCATCGTGTGTAGTATCTGAGTGTTCTACTTTACCATTACGTTTTACTTCTAACCCTCTCATTTCTTGATAAATAGAGGGAGAGATGAATTTATCTTTATGATAGTTTACACGTTCTCTAAGAATTTCTATAAGATGGTCACGAACTATATTGGTTGATGTAAGACCATATACTTTTGTCTTACGTTTATTTCTAATAATTCTATTACCATCTGTAGTTTCTTCAAGAACTCTATCCTTAATTTCATAATATAGATTACGCTTAACTTGGGTTTCTAATAATTTACCAATTACCGATAATCCATAACCGTTGTCTTTTAATATCGACGCAACTCGATATTAGATGGTCTATTCCATTCCACCCTCATTACAAGGAGTGACGAGATCATATGTCGTCCCTATTTCCGATATAGGGCCAGTATTTTTCTTCCACCATTAGCTTGTGGTTCTACTCTCCCGCCAGGAGCTGATCGTTGAACGTATATCTATTTTTAATAGATATTTCGCTGCTAAACTAGGCCATTTGCAAACTTTTTAAACCATCACGATTATCATCACTGATTGCGTTGTGGTATTGCAACTCTTAACAGCCTTTTCTAAGCAATTAACTCTGTTGGAATATAAAGATTACTCTTTATACTGTGCTTATTTACACCATTTCTTTCGACATTGACTATAGCGTTAGGCATCATATTAGTAACCAAGTATTGGACTACTCTGGCTAATTCTATATTAGAAATTGTATTACATTTTAAATCAGCAAATACTTTTGTAGTCTTAGAATCTACACAAGTAATACAAGAACTATCCTTAGATACACCACCAGAAGGATCGACCCCAATGATAGGAGGGTATTTAGGAACTAGGTTTGATTTAAGAGGAATTTCTTCATAGATATTGAATTGATATTTCCCAAAGATAAGAATTGTCTTTTTAGGATCTCTACAATATTTACGAATTCCATCTAACTCATCTTTAGTGAACGGGTTATTTTCTGATTCATCAGACCATTCAAGAAGAATTTCTCGACGAATAAGAGTCCAATCCCATTCCAAATCCCTACATTGTTTTTCAAACCATTTTTCATCATAGCCAAGTTGTTGATAGTTAAATTGGATATGAACAAAGCTAGAAAGTTTATTAGAATCTACAATATCAGAAACTTGTTGATATGTTAGATCATACCACATTTCAGAAAATTTGCTTGAATTGTTTAAAACAGCATAAGCATATTTTCCTTCATCATTAGTTAAGAAACCAGGCGTTGTTGTATATAATACACCATAAGGCACTAAGTTTTGTTTGGCTATCTCAATAGCCTTACTCATAGCAGGACGCATGTTCCCGTAGATAGTTTTCATAAAGGGAATAAATGCAAATTCGTCGGCCCAGAGTAAAGGGAATGTTTGACCACGAAGCAAGTTAGCTGCAGCTAATTCATTTCTAGCTTTAGCATAAGTTTTGATATTATTATGATTTATAGCATTTTCCATATAAATCTGAGTATTCTGTACTTGCTTCTTTCTATTACCATCCATTGTAAACTTAGCATCAAATCTAAGATATTCAGGAAGTAAATCTCGAATAGCTCTAATACGAGAAAGGTTAAGACGAGAGTCTTTTGCTTCCTTGTTTAAAAGAGAAATCTGAGTATTTTGAGTTCTAAAGTTATAAATATAAGTGTATAAACAAGCAGCACCAATGGTTTTACCTGTCTGACGTGGCTGTAATAACAGGCAATCAAAATTCATGATTGCCATATATAAGAATGCCATATTACCACGATTTAATAAGAACTTAGAAGGTTCACCAGAAGTTGGTACTCTAACTACTTCTCTAAGATAATACCAGAAGTTATTTCTAACTTCCATTAAAACTTTCATCTTATAAGTAGTACTTAAATTAGGATCATGAGGATCTATATTAGCCAAATCAGGATCTAATAAGGCTAGCATAAATCTATTATTCTTAACCCCAATAGCTTTTAAGTAGTTACTCATTTCGATAAAAGTTTTATTAGTTGTAGATCTATGATAGTGAACAGGTATTTGCTGTTCAACCATATTTATATCATTAGGCATTTTAAGCCTCCTTATGATACTAAAGATATTTTTTAAGTAAATGTCGAAACAATAAATTCTAGTTCGGTGATATATTATAGTTATGAATGATTATGTATTTAAGGAGGTAAATATATGGAAAAAGTTAGCTATTCAGACTTATGCTTTTACGCACAACAAGCATTTAGGTATTTTAATACTAGAATAAATAGAATACGAGCTATACAATTAGTATATGAAACATATTCCAAATCAAATGATTTTGGAAGAGTAAATAATGGTATCATTACAATCAATATAGATAGGATAATATATGAAGGAGAAACGTTAGGATATACCGATTTAGAAGATTATAAAGGAATGATTAACTTAGTAATCCTTCATGAGTTATCTCATATCAATCAGTATATTGATTATAATAGAGCTATTACTGATCATAATTATAAATTAGATATAGAATTAAGTAATCATTTTAATGCTATTAATTTCATGGTGAATAGAGAGGAAGAAATATTTACAAATCTTGGACCTTTTACCTATAATATTGTATTAAATTCTCCTCACACTAAAAAATGTTTAGAAGATGCAAAATATAGAAATATGTATAAGATGGAAGATACAGATTCTTTGGCATTATACACTATTTTAGGAATGATGCCTAATAGAACAGATGAAGAGAAAAAAGAAATAGTTAGGTTATTAAAAGATGCACCTATGGTGGTCATAGAGTATTATCCGATAAAAGGGAATAGAAAAGAAAAGTATACCATATTAGCAAAAGATGAAAATGGTATTTGGTTTGTAAGTAGTATTTATGAAATGATTAAATGTATGGGGTTATATGGAAAAATAAACATATGGTTTAGTATAGATAGAGATGATAATGCGGTAACCATGAGTGTGGAAAGACTTTCTGATTATGAAGATTATTCAAATGATGAATTTGGTATCTTTCCTGTAAATAGAGTTCCTACAAATTTTTCATAAAGATTAGAGTATAGGAGAAACTCCTATACTCTTTTTTTTTATTTAGGAAGAGAATATTTTAGTTTCATATCAAAAAGCATTTCACACCAATGTCCTAATGTAGTATCTACAAGAGCAGCTACATCTTCTTCTTTATAAGATGCTTTTATTTTTCTATCATTCTGTATATAGTATAATACTTCTTTAAAGATCTTATTATAAAGAGTATTATAAACATAACAATCTGCACAATTCTTTCCTTTTTCAAATACCAAATATGAATATAAGTATTCTAATTTTTTAGTATCCATCAATTTAGATAAGGTATTAGGATTCAGTACAAGATTTTTATTTAAAAAAGGGAAAGGAGTAAAACTTTTATTTTTTATTTTAAAATCAAGATAGATATTGAAAATATTATAGAGGGTGGCTCTAATTACTTTATTCATGAAATATTCATATTTTTTATCTGATAAAGCGATAATAGAAGTATCTCCAGTTTCTGTATTCAATATCATAGTTTTAGAATATTTCATAATATTTTCATATTCGCAACTATTTATAGTCTTTATATATAACAATTTACCATATTTCCAAGTATATACAAAATATCTAATTTCATTGATTAGGTTATCTTTTCCATTACTGGATTTTAATACTCTATAATATAAGAAAGATGATAATATTATTACAAGATATAATAATATAAGCTCTACTACTTCTTTATTCGAAATAGGATCTATGTCTCTCAGGAAGAAATAATAATTAACTATAAACGGAGTAATTAATCCCATTATAAATATACCTAATGCAATGATTGAAAAGGCAACTTGTAATCTCCATTTACGTATTAAATGAGTTATTATTACATTTGCTAAGTCTTTTTGTATCTTTAGATCTGATATGAAGCTTTTCATTTTATATTTCCTCTAAATTAAAATATTTTGTCTTTTATATCTTTTAAAATATATTGCTTAAGATTTTCATACAAAGTTTCATCATCTATAGGATTCATATAATTAGAAAGATCTGATAATACCTTTACTTCAGATTCATCTAGAGTTAAGCTTATTTCATCATGAGGATCATTGTTTAAATACCCACTAATAATAAGATCTCTTCTAAATGTCTCTTTAGCTCCGGTCAATACATCAGATATATCTTTATAAATTTTTGCAGTTTTAGAAAATACTAGATCATTAGATTCTATTGTTTCTCCATCTTTAATTCTAGATTCACAATGTTTCTTTAACCTATCTTCCCCTATATCTAAAATATAGACATAGTCAGGAATATGAGTTAATCCACAATATAATTTAGAAAATTCAGAGATATCTAAATTAAGAGAAGTACCAGTTCTATTAGTATAGATAATATCATCTGTTTCTTTTTTATATTTAGATATAAATCTTAAAGCAGAATCTAAAATAGTACCATTATCTTTAATATTATAAGCAATAGTAGATAATAGCCATCTATCTAAGATTAGAACATTTTTTTCACCCTCTAATAAATCATTCAAAAAATTATCAAACTCATCTTTCATATTTAGTATCATCAAAGTCTGCAAAATATCTGTGGGGATATTTTTCCCAGGGAGTAATGACTCCCTGATCGTATGATACATCTCTGAACCATGAAAAGGAAAAGAAATAGTAAAAGCATGATAATCATTAAATTCTTCACTATTTAAATTGATATATTTGCTGATATCATTAGCTAATATAGTTTTACCACTTCCATCGGTACCTTCAATAGCTATACAGAAACTGGATCTTTTCATAATATAGATCTCTCCTTTTTATATTATTTAATTGTTACAGAAATATATAGATTGTATCAAAAAATAATAGAGTATACCCCTAAAGGTATACTCTAAAATTTATTTAGAAATAATTGGAAACTCCAAACATAACTTCATTTTGAATTGCTTCTTCTAAAGATAATACTACTTTATCACCATTCTTAAGACCCATGGTTACTGTAGTACCATCTTCATTTAATTTAAATTTCTTATGATCTACATCAAATGTTTCTAATACATTTTTAACATTACTGGATTCGGAAATTAAGAAACTCTTAATCTGTTCTTGATTAATAGGAACAATAAGTTCTGTAGATTCTGCCAAGTTACCAAACTTAGCAATTGTATTGATTTCATTACTCTTACGATACAATTCAGACGAGGGATTGATCTTATAATAATTATGAGCACCAAATCCAACAGATTCTGTTGTTACAATGCTGGTTGTATATGCTTTAGAATGAGATGGGAAATATACACGGTCATAAGTGATCATCTGCATTCCCTTTACAGTCATTCTACCATTTTCATTTACAAGAGAACCAACAGCACGAAGGGAGAAAGAAGGAAGTTGTCCATCTTTTAAATCAGCATTAAAAGATTTACCCAATTCATTATTTGTACCACGGAAATGTGCTTTAACAAAATTTCCATCCATCCAAAGTTTAGTATACCAAACCTGTTCCAAAGTAGGATCAATTTTACTTTGGCGTGCTAAAGAAGCATCAGAAGGATGTCCAGCTTCACCTTTAAGATTACCTGTTTCAACTAATTCTTTAGTTCTAGGAGAGGTAATGCAACGTGATAATTCTTCTGTAGGATAATAACGTCTATTTCTATTAATTTCATCGCCTTCTTGAAGAATACCTTCAGCGATGATGAACCCGTTTTTATTTTCACTCTTAATTTTAAATTCTACGTTAGATCTTGTTTCTTCACAAATAAGAGCTCCAACGATATTCATATCCAATTTTAATTTCACCCACTTTAAAAAAATTACTAAATTTATATGTATGTTTTAACCCATAGTGAGTTGATAATGAATTTAAGAGTAGACCATAAAAGATCTACTCTTAAGTTTTTTATTTCTTATAATAAGATCTTGCATCTTTCTTAGGAGCACTGTCTTTATTTTCAACTACTAAAGAGCCACTTAAAGAAGTATTTTCTTCTTTAGTTTCAGATTCTTCTTCGTGACTTGCAACAACTTCTTTACGATGATCTTCAATTACAGGAGTTTCTTTTGCTTTATCTTTCTTTTCGGTATCTTTTTTGAATTGATCTCCAGTAATGGTTTCTACTTCAGGTCTCTTATAGGATTCTGTAATAGCTAATTTTTCATTGATATTAGGAATCTTGGAAGGTCCATTTCCACTACGGAAGTTATCAAAACCAAGGCTTACAACTTTACCACCTTCGAGAAGTTCATCTACTTTTGCTTTAAATTCTAAGCAAATAGCAATATCTTCATCTCTAAGAATAATATTCCGGCAAACACCAGAAAATACTACTCCGTTAATAGAAAAAGCTTTATCACAGTACACATTTACTAATTTTTTCATTGTTTTATTTCCTCCTAATAATTAGTCTTTATATTCCTCTTCTTCATCGTCGTCGTCATCCTTGTCTTCTTCATCATAATCATCTTCGTCATCGCAGACACAAGGATTCTTACCACATTTTTCACATTTTTCGTCTTCATAATCATCTTCATCTTCGTCGTCGTAATCTTCATCGTCTTCATATTCTTCGTCATCATCATCTTCATCGTCATCGTAGCCTTCGTCGTCATCATCGTCGTCTTCGTTATCATCATCGTCTTCATCTTCGTCATCATCATCGATGATATCTACGAGTTCTCCATCTCCACGACCCTGAAGAATTTCTTTATCTACTTCTTCATCTTCATCGATCATCTGATCTACTGTTTCCATCAGAATATCTTCATGAAGATCTTCATCAAATTTTCCTTCTACCATAATATCAGGATTCAAATGTTCAAAGCTCATTTTTATATACCTCTCTTATTCTATTTCTGTAATAGGTTGCGGGAATAATACTCCATCTTCGGAATCATATTCCTGAGTTTCTTCATTCCAGCCCATCATTTTATCTAAAGTTTCTTCTGCGATATCATTATCGCCAATCATCATATCTTCAAGAAGATCTCGTTTAATATCTTCAATCAGACATTCATCAACAGCTGCAGACATAATATTCCTCCTATAATGAAAATTTATCCATTATATTGTTGTAAATAATATTATTTAATTACCTTCAATATATGATTTAGTACAAGAAGTACTTGTTACATATTTTTGGTAGTCAGGATTAGAATCTTGAGTACCTCCAGATTGTAATCCAGTCATATATCCTCTTAAAGCGTATAATAATAAAGGAATTTCATAATATAGATCTTTGCAGAAATAGTAATCCATTTCTTCTGCACTTTCTATATCTTCTATATTAAGATCAAATGTATCTGAAGTTTTATTCATAAATTTGATGATAATATTCTTATAGAAATTCTTTTTATCATCTTCATAAGGAAGATTCTTTTCAATTCTATCAAATAAATCCATATCTAACCAATTTATAGGTTCATTGCATTTATTTCTTAAATTGATAGATAATTCCCAATAGTCTTCCATTCTGTCTACTAATAAACTATTAGGGTCATGAACAGGAACAGGATAGCAACTGTTCAAATGCATCTTAGGATTTACATCTTCCACATCTTTAAATATACTTCTAGAATATTCTATAGAGAATGTATCTGGTTTATGAACTGCCTGGGATATATAAAGATAATTGTTTCCCTCTTCAGAGAATATACCTGTTCTAATAATGAACTCTATCAAATAGGGATCATAGATAAACATCCCGAGATATCCATAAATAAAAGTCTGAATATTCCCTTTATAGAATAACTCTAAATAGAAAGATTTCAGCATATTATATAGACTTTGTATTCTATCTAATAAAGCAGCATCAGAAGTTACTATAAGCGTAGATAGATTAGATCCTATATTACCAGGTCTATAATCAAATTCATTTACAAGAAGTTTATTATCTAAAAACCCTTTAGATAATTCACTAGATGTTTCTGCATTATATTTTATTTTATAAAAGTTAGCTCCTGATTCTAATGTATCAGGAGTTGCAGAATTTACCCTAAACAAGAGAGTATTATCTTTAAGATATGTAATCATAAAATAATCGTCAGGGCAAGGTATAATAGTATTAGGAAGAATAATAGCTTCCCCTTCTATAGGAGATTCAGGACCATATTCCCCACGTTGTATATCTACCATTATACGTTCAATTCCATAGATCTGAAAATTATTTATTTTATTATATCTTAAGGGAGTATTTTCACCAGTTTGATGATATACTTCTTTATCACCCTGATCTAGGGTGGAGTGTTTATCATTTATATTCCAATAAGTAACCACTGTAGGTTTCTTATCTATAAATAAATAATAAGGATTATTTTCTAAACGGTTTTGTAGTCCCTTTACAAGACTCTCAGAGGTTTTTCTGTAATTTGTATTAGTAAAACCACCCATTATAATTTTAACCTCCAATTATGTTAATGGCTTAATTACTAAGATGTGATCTTATGTGAGATTAAAATGTCCAGAATCCTAATCAAAGGATTCTGGATTAGATTAGATCATTTCAGAAATATTGCTTATATATAGTTCAATAACAAATTTAGACTCTTCTTTTATCTCATTAAGAGTTTTATTGCTATTGATTAGTTTATTACAATCTTTTGTATACTTATCATACAATTGATATAATTTTGCTTTTGCCTTTACAGTATCTACTATTCCTGAATCTTCAGATTTTTCTTTTATTAGATTTTTAGCTCTGCTTGTTATTCCATATAATGCAGCAGAAGTTAATTCAGCGATATATTCTTTTTTCTCACGATATTCATCGGTTTTGATATGTTCAGGATATTTTGAAGTTCTGCTTAAATCAAAATCCATTATAGAAATACCTCCATATCCTTTAAAGAAAATAATCTTTAAATCAGTAAATGGTTCTCTAATAAATTAAAATATTGTTAGTAAAATTTTAAATCATAAACTATTATGTAGTAGTATAGGAAATATAGAGAAGTACCTTTTCTTTTAATATATAATAACCTAAACCATTAAAATACCTCTTTTTATTTTTCTAATATTTTCTTCTCTATTTATATAATATAACCTCCTCTAGATAATAAATAAAGAAAATATATTTTCTATACTATTATGAATTTTGTTCTTTTTTCACAAAAAAAAAAGAACTGGAGCCACTGTTTTATATTGTAGTGACGTATTAACAAAAGAGAGAGGATAAGGACTTGATGTCCTTATCCTACTACTCCGTCTAAAATAGAGAATTATATAATTTATAAAGTAGGTATAATAATTATATGATATGTTGGGTTTAATTATACACGGTAAAACCAGGATGACCTTTGATCTCTTTAGGCTTATTAGATGTAGATAAATTTCTATAATCTACTGTAGGATCATATTCTATATTTAAAGCATTAGTATTTTTAGGCTCTTCCTGAGTTTTTGGTTCTTCTTTCTTCTTCCCATATGCAATATCATTTATATTTTTAATTTCTTTCTTCAAATCTCTATTAGGATCGCATCCTATCTGGATAAAAATATCTGATAATAGATTTAAGATACTCATATTGGTATTATAAGTATAGGAATCTTCTTTAGCGTGATCCACAAGATCTTTAATAGATTCCATTCCACTAGATGTAGGATAGATATAATCTAATAGATATATAGGTTTTGCATTTATTTCTTTATCCAAATTGTCAAATTTAGCTAAGAATGTATTATTTTCTCCAAGAGTTACTTTTGCTAGTGTGATTTTTTCATAAGTATATTTAATAGTCGATAGATACAATAAGTTTGTCCGATCAATGTTATAAGATCTAAAAATATTGGCAGAAATGATTCTGTTTTCTTTTGATTTGATTTTGAAGAAAATATACGCATACAATTCATCTTCCTTCAGCATTGTCTGTAATACACCAGTAAATATTTTAAATTTGTAGTTTGTAAAAATACTTCTATTAAAATGGATCAAAGCAATAGACTTTGTATTATTACTTGCAGTTCTGTTAAGATCAAAGTCAGAACTTTTAAGTTGTAATTCATTTTCTTTAATATCTGAATATTTCATTCCAGATTTATAATTATATTTCATGCTAATAAAATCATGCTCATCAATATACTGATCAAACTCTTTCATATAATCTCTCCTCTTTTAGCATAATTTATATACATACTCTTTTATCTTATCTGAAGATACTCCAAAATCCTTTTCTCCTTCAAAGATATTCATATGAATATACGCATTGATTCCTATTGGAATCAATTTCTTTTTTATGTTTTTTAATACAAAATTATCTATATCATTATCTATATAGATATGGAAGGTTACATCAACCAAACCAATAGTACATAAGAAATATTTGATTAGGCTTATATAAGTATTTCCTCCTATAGAGGAATATATATTATTTATAGTATTCTTGTTTCTAAGATTATAAAATACAGATAGGATATCAAAAGTACCTTCTGCTATATGGATATCTATGTGTTTATAAATATCACATTTTGTAGGAATTATATAATAGCCTATTACAGAAGTATCTATAATAGAATATTTTACATATCTTGTATCTAAAGACTTATGGACTTTAGATCTTGCTTCCTTATTCATAAGATTCCTAAATATAATAGCTGTATTTGTATTATTTAGAAATCCTATAAAAAATTTATCTAATAGATCCAGTATATTTTTAGATCTGGTAAAAGTTGTTATCTTGTTATATCTAAAAAAATCATAGATACTAAGTATAATCTTATTATCTACTAAATCTTGATAAGTTAGATTTAATCCTAACCTATCATTGATATATTTTAATTTAAAATCATTTAATGTGTTCTTATTAGATTTAGGTGTGTTTAAAAATAATTTATTGTCCTTATTTAAACGGTACCTGCTTAAATTAGAAGCTTTCTTATTGTGTTTTTCGAGTTCAATCGAAATAGTTTCATCTGATATATCGCTTCTTCCAGAAAGCATCTCTAGAGCTTCTTTTGTTAGTACACCTCTATGATTGATATTTCTAAAACAATTGTACATAGGAGGTTTGCCATCAAGCCCTAATGATATATACATATGATGACCTTTATCTATGAGTCCTTCTTTTATACATAAAGGACAATTTATAGCTACTTCTCTTTTACCAGAAGCATCTTTAGAATCAGGGAACAGCAAATGAAGCTGTTCCCTAAGTTTATCTGAAAACTGTAAGTTATTAGACATTTGCTGTTCACCTCATTTCTATAATATATCTTCTAAATCAACATTACAAATCTACAAATTTCATCTGAAACTATATCAGGGATTACATTAATAGGTTTCCCATTATTTTCAGAATGATAATAATCAATGGTCTGGAATTCAGATGATAATACCTGAGCAATAAGCATAAGAATTACATCATGTTCAATTTTAGGGTTGTTATACTTTTCATGAATCAAAGGATAATATTTAGAAGATTGAATCTTCTGCAATTCCTTTTTATTGATATTCTTTCTAGTTACTACTCGAACAACTTTACCTCCAATTATGTAAGGAAGCTGGAATAGTTTATAAGATTCTAATAAACGTCTAGCAGCAATTATAAGAATGATATACTGCCTAGCATTCATAATCTTAATAGATTGAGGATCATCAAATTCTTTTGCAAATAGATATACAATGAGATTCTTTTGTAAGCTATTTACAATTAATTTTCCTTCTTTGTTTTGCAGTTGTTTTCTATAAAATTCTATTTCTCTATCATCAAAAGGACCATATTTCATTTCTATACGATCCATAGTGGTTTGGCAATTTACTTGAGTTTGTATAAGAGTAGCTTCATTAAGTTTTGCTGCATGAGCTTCAAATTTATCACATTCGGAGTTGTTGTCTTCATCTCTACTAGAAGATGATAACGGAATAAAACCAAATTCATAAGCTATATCAGTAACCTGATATTTGATTTCTCTATTGATAGAGTTGTAGTTAAAATGAATGATATTCTTATCATAAGTATATTTAGGAATAATACTAAAGATAATCTTTTGTACTGTTTCCATAGAATGGCTAGTTTGGTTTCTAGCACGGATAGGTTGCATTTCCCATAATTTAGAATTGCTTGTAACATTTTTTGCTACATTACTAAATGCTGTTTCATAAAGCTTTGCAGCAATATTTACATTATAAATCTTTTCATTGATCTGAAATAATAAGTCAAAAGCTCTTAAGAAGATCTTTTCAATTTCTAATTGGTTTAAGCTCTTCTTACTCATAAAGTGACTTACAATAGGAATGATCATATTCTGCATTACAGAAATCTTGAGCATAATCTTTGCATGAAAATCAGAATATTCTAATACGGGAGATCTATTGTTTTTATACTTTTCAAGATCATCCAATGTATATTGTTCCATATTCATAATATCTAAATAGTAATTTAGATAAGTAGCCATAGAAGATCCATTAGGATTTATAAAATACTTCCATAGATCAGATAATAGATTATCTAAAGTATACTCTTTATGAACATCGATCATATATTTCAATCTGGCATAAAGAACTAAAAGTTTATGTTCTTTGTCATAATACTTTTCAAAATAATTTAAATATTGAACACAATGATCTCTAAACCCAATAGAAATGGTTCCATCTTTCTTAACTTTTGTAGAACTATTAAAAGATTTACGCACAGTTACTGAAAAGTAATCGAATTCTAAACTTTCTTGGGTATTATCAGGCATACGATATATTTTATGCACTGGAGCAATAATAGCTCCTCTAATATGCGTAAATATTCTATCAGCATCTGATTGAGGTGTCCAGGAATCGATAGGAGGTTTAGGTTCTCCATAATTCATACATACTGCACTTTTCATTGTCTGTACAGTATCATGTTTAGAAATTTCTTCCCCTTTATTGTAAAGATTGTGGTTAATTATTGAAATTACGGGGATGGTTTCTCCCTTTTCAAATTTACTACGGTCAAGTGTTAATCTCGGTAAATAATAAGCTTGGTCATCATAAGTCATTTCAAACTCAGAATCATCGTATTGATCCTTGTAATTCTCCATTCTTCCCTCTCCTTTAATCTAAGCATACAACATTATTCATTAGCATTCCTCATTTTAATAGTATACATATATAAATGCTTTTACTCTAATAATGCTTTTTTACTGTCTTAACGTAGTTCGAACTATTCTTTCTAGATCCACTATTTCTTTCATATCGTTTAACCGTTTGAACTTTATTTACGTATGCCTTAGCTTTCCCCTCAATTTTCCCAGTATCAGAGTAATCATCCTGAGAAATATAGTTAGACCCATATTTAGTAGACTTGGTTAATGTTTTTAAATTTTGTAATTGGGATAATTTATCACTAGCACTCATTATCATAGAAGATAATTGAGCCGGTTTATACGGTGCTGCATTAACCCACATTATCTTATTTTCTAACCCTCTTAATTTAAAAAGTAAGTATCCAAAATATAAAGACTTAGCATATCCTACAATTTTATTAGGATTGGTTACTCTAGGAGCTTGTTTAAATACTATCCTATCAAATTTGTTAGATAATTCTTTTATAAGAAGATCATTGTGTTTAAATGCATTAGCATAAGTAAACGTAAAGTTAGGATCATTAGAAAAGAATTTTACATCATAAGAGTTAATCTTAGTAAGATTTGTTTTATCATTACTATTTGAAGTGAATTCAAATACTACATCATAAAATACTTTATCTTGACTTTCTGACGGCATTTTAATATATAACACATATTTTTCTCTACTTGATTTGAACAAATAGTAGTCTATCTTCCCATTTACTTTAAGCATAATCTGATTAAATTTTTCAGTATATAAAATTCTAGCAGATTCGGCTTCTCCAATCATCTTAGCCCTACCACCAGTAGGATTCTTTATATAATCTTCTATTGTAATATTCATAGTTCCTCCAAAGATAATCTAAGTGAAAAACCAATAAGGAATTTCTTCCTTATTGGTTTTCCATGGATTAATACGAGAGAGATTTTGGATAGAATGATTATAAAATCATTTTATTAGATAGTGTATATGTTTATAAAAAAATATTTTATAATCATATACTATTATTTTGAAAGAATAATTAGAGTTTAAACTTTATTCTTACTTCAACTTTTTATTAATTTTATTTTTTTGAGGAGGTTAGATTTTTATGGCAATCAAGATGGTAGACAAATACGTTATTTCAAAATCTAAAAAAGGAGACAAAGATATTTTTAGAACGTATGTTGTAAATGGGTATGTTCCTATTCCTACCATAAAAGGGATAGCAGAAGATGTTTATGGTTGCAGCAAATACGATTCTGAAAAATTAATCAAAAGAGTAGATTCAAGAGTTATAAAACTTATCGTGAATAAAGCTAGAGGAACCTCTGCTTATTTTAGAGTTCTTAGTTTAGCAAGTGCTAAAGATATATTAACTTCTATTGCTGGTAATAAGGAAGTAGATATCAAAAAGTTCTCTGCTGTAGATTTTAGAACATTCGAAAATTATAAATTCGAATTATTACCGGATATGACTTATGAAGAGTTTGATAAAGATTATATGGATTTAGATTGCTTCTTAATTTATATTTTAGAAAATACTGAAGTAGATAAAGAAGCAATTCTTGAATCAAAAGAGTTTTTGTATGATAGATATGAGTCTTACAAAAAAGCAAAAACAAATATTGATAGGATTGCTGAATTGGAAGCCTTTGTAAATATTGCTAGAAAAGAATTTAAAGATAAATTTAATAAAGGTGGATTTGGATTTGATACGACAGAAGTTTCTATTAATGGAAGAAACTACTTCATTGTTCCCAAGAAAGATGTCTATAAGATTTTTGGTGAGCCTACAGAATAATAGGAAATAGTAATAGAGAAGAGCAATTACGCTCTTCTCTATTATTTTTTTTTTGACATCGAGGGGTATATTTTTTTTTGGTTAGCTCTTAGATATCTGTCATGTGTACAGCTGTAGTTCCATCTGTATTGATCACAGGAGTAGATGTAGTATCTGCATCCATATTATATATATTGAATCTTGCATCAGGAACCAAGAATTGATTTGTCTGGAAAAGCAAGGTAATAATTCTAGAAATAGAATCAAGAATAGCAGGTTCTGTTTTTACAGAAGTTAATACTTTTCCATCATATTCTTCACTAATGATATTGAAAGGAAGATTCTTTACCAGAAGACTTTCAGAGATGCAAGATAATGCTTTGTCTTTATCTTCATCAAAATAAGGAAGATAAATAAGACTGCAAAGTTCTAAATATGCTTCTCTTAATACACGAGAAACTTCTTTTTTAATAACTTCATGTGTTTCTTCAGATTCTTTATTATACTTTCCTTCAAGAACACTAAAGGCTTTAAGTCCTTCAAAGTTTGCACCATTAGAGACACCATCTTTAGCTGCAGAACGGCAGTTTAATACAGCATCTTCAATAGCATCTAAAAGAGGCATACGATCAGATGTACCAATACCACCTACATATAAATCTACCATATTTGTTTTAAGAATATTGATACGGCGTTTTAAACGACCAATCTTAACCAATTCTTGACGAGTAGTCTCATATTTAGCAAGAGTAGATTCAAGATTAGCTAAATAGTTTTCAAAGAATTCTGTATATTTACCATTTTCATCATACATGTTCTTAGGATTGATAATCTTAGTAGTTGTAGCATCTACTGTTACGTGTTCTGCTTTACCAGCAAAGGTTTTAATATTAAATTCTGTAGGTGCTAATCCCTTTTTCTTATCTTCTTCATAGTTCTTAGGATCGATATACTTCTTAATGAATTTAGCACCGGTCATCTTCATGATATCCATAAGATAGTTATTATCATTATCAATGTTTGCTACTACACAAAGATACCCACGTTTATCAGGAGGCATATTAGTCATTGCTGTAATGATTTCATCTAAGAAGCTATTCATATCACGAGAAATAGTGGGGCAGATAATCAAAGTAGGTGTAGGCATATCAGATTCTTTGATTTCTTTTCCCATATTTACTTTTTCCGTTGCTTTACGAATAGGTTCCAGATATTCTGCATGAACGATAAGTCTAAACAGATTTACCATTTCAGGTGTATCAATAGGAGATTCAAATACATATACATTCGGATTTACCAAATCACAAGAAGAAGTCTTTTCATTAGTAGCAAAGCAAGGATCAATAAATCCTTCTTCATAGGTCATACCATTATATGTTTTTGTTTTGGTTTCAGGAGTATTGGATGCGGATACATCGATAAATACATCCATACCACTTTCTTCATAAATGGATTTGATAATATTAGCTACTTCAGAGTTACCATTCAAAGAAGTATAAGCTATATTATAGATATCTTCTAAAGTAGCTTCATGACCACGACTTTCAATGATATCGATTCCTTCTTTAATCATTTCTTTAAATACAGAAACAATCTTACGTTTAGGAAGTCCTTTTTGCTGTAATTCAAGAAGTCCTTTGAAGATAAGATAAGACATAATTACAGCAGATGTAGTCCCATCCCCAATAGATTTGATAACTTGTGTACAAATAGTGCGGATATCATCTTTCAAAATATCTTCAATAGGTTTATCAAGATCAATATGTTTAAGGACAGTAAATCCATCTTTAGTATAGTTGCTTACTACCAGTTTAGTATTCTTATTTGTATCTCTATAAGAATAAGCAGTATATTCTCCCATAGGGCCATAGGTTCCCTTAAGAGTATTAGCAAATAATTCTAACGCTCTTAATTGAGCAGATCTTAATTGTTTTTCACCAATAACGTTACTTACAAGTTTCATTAAGTACACTCTCCTTATGATTATTTTGCAAATTCAAAATCAGCATATGGTGAGATATATTTTATTACATTAACCTCACTTAAAACCATAGTTATAGGATGATGATGTTTCAATTCATCATCTTCAAAATTATATCCAAAATTGTATAGATATATTGTTTTACCAGATACATTGTCTAATTTGCTCAAATCAGTTACGTAATGTATAAATAAGGTATTATATTTTGAAGCATCTATTTCATTTAGTACTGTATTCCAATCATTTGTAAATTCAAATGATTTTATATATTTAACTTCTTCCTCTGTCTTACAATTAACTGTAATAACTACATCATCATGCAATGAATCTGCTACTAATAACTTTAAAATATCATTCGGTTTTATAAGATATTTCAAAACCTCATTTAGTTTAGTAGAAATTAATTCATCATATATTCCATCCACCTTATCTACATATTCATCTTTGAATAAGACAGATATAGGATTCCTATTTTTCGTAGTAAGTACTAGATATCTTAAATAGTAGAATGAGTATTCTATAGATTCTTCTTTAAAAAATTTTGATTTGCCATAGTTATCTTTAAGATAAAGTACACAAGCTAAATCTATATCAAATAGCATATCAAAATCTACTAATACAGTTTTTGTATATTCACCTTTTTTAATAACTACCACCTATTTCAATAAAAAAATAAAGGGGGATATAAAATCCCCCTGAGATTTTATTGCATAGCACCCATAATAGAATCAAGCTGAGAACTTTCAATAGTTTCAGAATTTCCAGCAGAAGTATTAGTCATTCCAGAGTTTCCAGAATTACTAAAATAACTCTTCTTATATCCACCATTATAATTAGATTCTAAATCTACACCAAGTTTAGCAGCAATCTTGGAATAATATTGATATTGATGGGTTACATTAGAATATGCATTTGCATTACTCATAGCTTCGTAGAAAGTTCTAAGCTGAAGAATAATCATTTCTAATTCTAGGGTATTAAACATATCATAGTTTTGCGTATATCCAGCTGTCTTAGGATCAAATCCAATGATAATATTATAATATCCTTTATTGATTTCATAAGAATAACTTTGTTCAATCTGACCATTCTGATTAAGCTTTTTAATGCTGATAACTGTTCCAGCTTCAGGTTTTCCATATACAACACCAGGATCTTCTACAGTAATAAGATTTGTACCTGTAGCTACACCGGCATTTCCTTTAAGAGTATCTTCTTCTGTTTTATTAATAGATAAACTCAAAAGATTTTCAAACATTTTTGCTTTTTGAGGAGTAAGATAAACGGAGATACCATTCTTTGTATCGTATCGTGTTTCCCCATTTTCAGATTCAATAACAGGAGAAATACTAATTTTAAGAAGATTTCTCCACATAGAAAAACTAATCATAGTTTTATCAATTACAGACTCCTTATTGAAGAAACTGTAACCATAAACTGTCGGTGAATATTGTTGGTTTCCATAACCTGATTCGAATGCCATTTTCCTCTCTCCTTCTCAAATAATAAGTTTATAAAATTTTCTAATATAATGTATCCGCCTTCATAATTTATAAGATACACTACCTCATAATTATTGTATACAACCTAATTTTCAATTGATAAAAATATAAGGAGAGGAAATAAATCCTCTCCTTAGTTTTATCGATCATCTAAATCAAAATATACAGAATACTTTTTGAATCGTTCATCGTAAAGATCTCCTTTAAATAATTGATCACGTTTTAAAGTAAGACCTTTATACATATCATTCAGTTGTTTAAACTCAGATTTGGTAAGTTGATTATTTTCAATATAATCTTGAATAAAAGCAAGTTTAGAATTGATATTAGCAATAAGATTAGGAACTGCATCAGGTTCATTATACAATGCATTTTGCTGTTCTAATTCTAATTTTACAAGATCATCATCTAATGCCTGAGGGATAGGTTTGTTAGATTTATTAGGAAGAATATTTGCTTTTACTTCTTCAACCAACATATCTACAGATTCTTTTAATAATTGATCATCATCAATTCTATTTAATCTCTTAATAACATTATCCATTTCACGGATTTCTATCTTTGATCCTGTGAGTAATTTGCAACGTTTAAGAGTTTCAATAGCAGGAATTCGATTATGAAGAACGTCTTTATATAAACGGAGAACCCATGCTAATACAACAAACTTGTTATCAGCTTCTTTATTATAATTATAGAAGCATGCTTCTAATTTTCTAAAAGCATTATAAAGATTCTGTTTATAATTGATGGATTCATAATAATCATACATTACTTCATTATCTTCGACTTTATCTTTATTTACAAGAGTAATGTATTTTCGAATAGCATCTCTAAATCCAAAGGAAAGTAATTCCATATAATTAATGGAATCAGAGATTCTCAATACATCGTTATTAGCAAGAAGATAACGATCAATTGCTTTAGAAACAACTTCACTAGGACTTCCATCATTAACCATTCTACCAATATCATAAATAAGAATAGCCATGATTTCACTAGGTTTAAGATCAATATCCATTTGAAATAATTTAGAATCTAATTCCAAATAGTATTCATTGATAATATAAGTAGAACTGGAAGTGATTATATTTATAACCTGTTCAGCAGGGATTTTTGGCATAGCATACACACCAAAAAATAATTTATCTGTATTTTGAGTATATAAGATACTAATACATTTAGCATCAAACATTAAATTTAATGCCTTTTGAAGATCTAATACATATTCTTGTTTAGGGTCTTTTTTTATATTCGCTATAGCGACCTCAGCATCATCGTAGGCAGCTTTTCTTTTTTTAGCTAAAATGATATCCAAAGTAAGAATCCTCCTTAAAAGCTATATTAAAATGTCGTCACGGATTATCTAGATGTTTCCTTAATAAGAAAGGATGATATTAAATGGAAAACAAAAATATTTATGTAAGTAGAGAAAGAGCATTGAATGATTACACTGCTAATCTAAATACTACTAATAAAAAGAAGAAAGAAGAATTCATAGAACCTAGAAAAACAGATATGAATATAGAAACTTCTTCTCCTATGGATATTAAAAATAAATAGATCATCTACTTATAAGTAGAACTTTGTTTTAATTATTGAACTTGGAAGTTCTAGTCATTACTCCTCTTTTTTCTCAAACTGTGGTGTAGGTTGCCCATCTACACCACCCCCTCTTTATCTGAGTTGAAAATTTGGGGTAATTATATACTATTATTATGATAAAATTATTTTATCATAATATAAACTTTATTTTAAAAAGGAGATGTTTTTCATGAAAGAAAAAAATTGTTTTAAGAAAAATAAGAAAGGGTATAATCCTTCTTATGAAAAGAAGAAAGAAATTATTGAAAGTAAAATGAAGCCTTATTATATAAGCGAAGATGTAGCAAAAATTACATCATCCCCGAGATCTTGTAGATCTTATACAGAATTCAATGCACCTCGTATAGAAAGTATCAAATCAAATCATTATAAGGAAGAAGAAAACCAGGCTGCAATAAATACAAAAAATTGCAGTGCAGATTATTTTGAATACAAAGAGATATCATCCTCTATTTCAAATATTTGTACATCTCTTATGGCAACCGGCATCAAAGTATGGATAAAACACATTCCTACAATATCTTATATGAAAAGTAGATTACTAGAGGTAAGTGATAGACATAAAGAATTTATCAATCCGTTACATATTCCTGGTTATTTATTAAATAATCTTACATTTGATGGAATGAGTGAAGATTTCATTGTAATCCATCCCAATGAAGTAAAAAATAAAAGCCAAGACTTTATAGATGCTATATATACAGAGATGGAAAGAAATAAATATCTTTCTAATGATAGTGGAAAACCTGTTATTTCATTATTAATTAAAGTAAAGTCTTTGATGGAAGATGGTTTAGGATATTCTAGATTAGCTGAATTTGCAAATAAATATTATTCTTGTGAATTTGCTAATAATTCTACAATCACGATTGTAGATATTAGAAATAGAATGCTTAACTCTTTAGCAGATACAGCATTCGCCATTGAAGCAGAAAGAATCAAACCTGTTATCAGTGAATCTTATATTAAGGTTTATATAAGAGCTTTTATTATGGAACATGCAAGTGCTTATCAAGAGCTTCTTAATTTAGCTAAACCTAAAAGATCCACTGTTATTTCAGAAGAAAATAAAAAGTAATTAAGGGGGATTTATTACATGAAAGATTGGGAAACACGTTTGATGGATGAACATGAAGAGTTAGAAATCAAGATAGAAAAGTTATCTAACTTCATTGATGAAAATCCTGATAATGAAGATTATGATTTACTAATGGAGCAGTTAGAATATATGAAAGGATACTTCTCTGTTCTTTGTAAACGTATTCAAAAAATTAAAGATCGTTAATTTTAAGGGGAGTAGTCATATGACTACTCCCTATCATTTTATCTATTATTTTATTTAAACTTTTTTTAAAGGAGAGATTTTATCATGAGTAAATTTAATGAAGCTAAGAAGTATATCAATGGTTATGTGGTAGTTACGGTTGTAGTTAGTATTTTAGTTCTTTTTGCAGCAGGTGGGCTCTACACATATGACTATGTTGAAAAGAACAGAAATGAAGTAGAACTTACCTGGGATAAGAGTCGTATTGATTTTGTGAATAGACTCTCTAATGTAGTTATGCATAAGAATCTTATCAATGTAGTAGTTCCTGATACAAATAAATCGGGACTTCCTAAAGAAGTAGGAACTAGAACTTATTCTGGTTTTACTAGAATCTCTAAAGATGAAATTTCTTACACTCTTAAAGATGGAAGAACAATCATCTTTGATGTAAATGAAACTACATTTGATAGAGAGTACAAATCAACTATAACCAAGTTCCATTACAAAGATAATGAAAACAAATCTGAATATGCATTTGCAACGTATTTTAGATATCATACTGGTAAATCTGGTGATATTGAACTTGGCTTTGCTAATAGCAAGAGTCAGTTTGATAAGTTTGTTCCTACACCTAATAGAAAATCTGGCTATAAGGTTATGAAAGGAACAAATGTATATTATTTAGATCCTAGAAAAGAAGAAAATGCAGTATTTGTCGAATATCTTTGTCGTGCTATGATTGATGATAATAATACAGGAAACATGGATCAAGAAATCATGCATGAAAATCTTAGAAGCATCGGTAAGAACTATAGATAGTTATAAAATAAAGAGGGATTCATTTCCCTCTTTATTTTTTTTTTGACACAAACTACCTCTCTAGGATTTATTCCTAGAGAGGCATTTGTCATCGGATTTTTTATATATTTTTCATGTGGAATTTTTAAAATAGATTTATCCCAAAATCTATTTATAAGTCTAATTAGTTCTTCGGATCTGTTACCGAGTAGTTCGGCGAAGGATAAGCATAGTTCTGATCTGCTACGCCGTTCTGCGGTACTCCAGGAGCTTTGCCGTCCGGATAGATAACGGAACGAGCTGTTCCAGGAAGTTCACCTGTATGATCAATGAACTGGCCATTGCCGTTCTTGTCATGAGTATAGGTGAGCTTGTTAGCCGTGTAATCGTTGAGAGCACGATCCTTGCTAACCGGTGTCTTGTTTTCAATATCTTCAACCAAGCCAGTCGGATTCATGATCTGAATACGGCCTTGTACCGGCTGATAGGATACGAACAAGAAACGTTCGAATGCAGTTACAGCCGGCAGCTGATAATTCGAGGTGTCACGAATTTCATTACCAACGTATAACTGATAATCAAAGATCTTATACATTACACGATTCGAATTGCGAGGATTCAAGATGATGATCAAGTTGTTATCGTTACGCAATTTGTTCGAGCTAATGAATTGGTAAATACGGTTATCGCTCGTCTTAACGGTCTTCTTGTAATCAAGCGAAACAGGACCGATCGACGGAGGAGTTGTATAAGTATATTCTTTCGGAGTAATCTTACGGATAAGTTCCGGACGACCGAAGATAGAAACAGTCATGTTTTCATCATTCAGTACCTGTAACATAGTGGTTACCTGAGTATCGAGGTAGTCCATGAACGTTTCATAACGCCATGTTACATGCGAACCGAGGAAGTTATCAGGCGGTACAAAGTTGAATGCACCGGATACTTTCGAAGTGCTCGGGAGGTTCAAGAACGAATCATCCAAGCTTTCAAGGATCTTGTCATCTTTGTAGTTAAGAATCGACAATTTGATCATGGACATGATCTTAGTCAATTGGTTAACGTTATACATAGCATTGAGATCCTTCGTTTCTTCCGGCGAGATCGTTACAGTCATGTGCGGAGCTTCCGGAATTTCGAAGTAATCGGTACGAGCCGACCATTTAACTTTCGGAGTTTCATATGCTGCAGACGATACGTCGAGAGAAGCACTAAGAACAACACCTACAACCTTATCGGAAGAAGCCATGAAAGTGAAACGGTTCTTATGCATAGAACCAGCAAACTGGAAGATTTCCTTACGAATATTACCAGCATTATCAGTAGGAACTACCAAGTCAACACGTTTCTGGAAAGTACGGTCATACTGACCATATGCAGCAACGAATTTAATCGGTTCTACAGTAACAACCTTAGTACCAACAGCACCAGCTGTTTCTACTACGATTTCTTTCTTAGCAGCATCATATTTTTCTTCACCCTTAGCAACATAAACGTCTTTAATCAAAAGACGAGTTACTTTGGAAGAGCGAGATACGTTAGCTACAGTTTTATTTGTTGCACCCAACAATTCAAGAACATCAGTCTGCTGATCTTCGGGAAGCATGATAACGATGTCTTTATGAGGTACAGCACCTTCGATAAGGTCTTTAATCTTGTTCTGTTCCAAGAACATATCGATTTCACGACCATCAGGGCTGTACATTGTACGAGTTTCCATCGACAATGTGAACTGCGGAGCATCAGCAACGTCTTTGGGAATAGCACCCTTGTCGAAAACCGTAGTCATCAACAAGTTTTTATGCATCGGGAATGTGATACCAACTACAGGGTTGTAAGCACCCAAGGGAGCGGCTTCTGTCAATCCACGAACGTCATTACGATACAAAGTATCGAGCATACCATATTCTTCATGAACAGCATCAGCTGTAGCAAACTTCGGATCATTCTTATCGAATGCATCTTCGATAAAGAAATTACGCATCTGATTGTTCAGTGTTTCAGTGCGGAAAAATTTATTTGGTTCAGTATAAATATCATAGCCTTCCTGGATACCGCTTTTAGCTACTTCGCAGAAACGGGAAGCAAGACCATGCATGCTATCCTTTTCATAACCACGAAGGATGGAGTCAGTTCCAGTTTGGTTAGAACCGTTAACAACTGCCATAATTATTAAATCCTCCTTTTAAAAGAGAGCCATCTATTTGATCTTTTATTATTTATAAATGGCGTACTAGATTTTTAATTAAATTTAATTAAATCTATCTGTAACAGTCACAGTTTCTTTTTTAAAGGTACAGTAACTATAGATTTATCAATATGTTTGTATTTATAAATTATATTTCTTATTCATAGTCTATATCTTTAGAAAAGATATACGGATAATCATTAGATCTACCTTTTCCAAAACTGTATTTCTTGTTCTGTTCGAGTTCTTTTTCGAATTCTCTCTGTCTATTATCTCTTACATTTGACAAGAGGTTTACAATTCGGTTAAAGGTAGCAACCATCTTTTGTAGTTGTATCTGATTTTCAATATAGCTTTTAGTATTAAAAGCATCTACTGTATAGTCTCTGCTTATATCTTTAAGTTCAACTAATTTACGCACTACAAAATCTAAGATAGTGTTATCATATGAAGTATGAGAAATATTATTCAACTTTTCTAAGCTATCAAAAATAATATTATTCAAAGACTTGAATTGAGCTTTTAGCTCTTTATTTTTGATAATCATTTGTTCAGGACTTAGATCTCTGAATACATCTTTTTCATAAGAATCTAATGATTCTTCTTCCCCTTCTTCACCATACTCACCATCTTCATAATCTTCATAACCTTCTTCTCCACCCTCTCCTTCTTCGCCTTCTTCAGGAGGGGCTTCTTCGCCTTCTTGATCTTCTTCTGGCGGAGCTTCCTCTTCTCCGCCAGGTTCTTGACCCATATCATTTTCTTGAGGAGGTGGACCTTGAGGTGCTTCTTCTGCACCACCATTATCAGATGGAGGAGGCCCAACAGGAGCTTCTCCTCCACCACCAGAAGGTTGAGAATTCAGATCAGGAGGTTGAGAATTTGAATCTTGCTCTGGTTGATTTACACTTTGATTACCATTAGCAGTAGTTACAGAAGGGGTAGCATCATCCTTATCCTTAACCATTGGTTGAGGATGGATAGCTCTTGCTTCATTTAAAATTATATCCTCAAATAAACTCATTTTTATTATTCTCCTCTAATCTTCGTCATCACCGAAATCTTCATCATCATCGAAATCAGGATCATCTTCTTCTTCGTCATCATCGTACTTCTTCTTTAGATTATCATCTTTCTTTAAATAATCATCACTAAATCTTTTAAGTCGAGGAGTTTCATTTCCCGAGGGATTTATCAAAGAACTAGATTTTATAGTTTCAGGATGGAAAGTTTCTTTATCATCTTGAGCCTTATCAAGTTCTTCTCTAGTCTTATCTCTTACCTTTTCATATTCATCTTCAAGCTTATCTATATTATCTTCCACTTCATCTAAATACTTTTCAAGTTCTCTTCTCTTTTCAGAATTTTGTTCTTCTTTAATCTTTCTGGTAATGGAGTATTTGTGATCTTTCCATTCTTTAATAGAAGAAACCAAATATTCTTTATTAAGATGACTAGAAACAATATAAGATGTAATGAATGCAAGGATACCAGCAGCAGAAGAGATACTGCAAACACCTATGACTATAGTTGAATAGAATAAAAGTGATAAAGAATTCTTAGTACCAGCTTTAATATCTTCTAATCTTGAAGTGATTAAGATAGCATGAATTGCACTCCTTACTCCCATAACTGATTTTACTGGAAGAGCTTTGAACTTATCTACAATATCATCTATCTTTTCTTCTGTAGTAGCTTCAGATAAAATAGCCTCATGTAATTTCTTTTCAAACTTAGCATTTATCTTTGCTACTTTTGGATCTAGCTTTCCTGCTTTTCTTATATCCATCCCAGCCCCGAATGTTTTATCTTCTACTTCATTCTGAGCTTCAAGTTTCTTAATATTTTTATCTACTTCTTCTAAATAAGAAATAAGTTTCCTCTTCTTCTGAGGATCTTTTTCATCTTTAATCTTTCTATTAACTACAGATCTATGATCTTTCCATTCCGATATGCAAGATTTTAAATAAATCTTATTAGAAATTTTAGATACAATACTTGAAGAGATTAATGAAAGTATAACAGCTATAGGACCAGCAGGAGCTGCAGATAAGGTGCATAAGAAATAATAGGATACAGATAGAGCATTCTTTGTATTCTTCTTAAGATCTTCTTCTCTAGTGGTTACATATATAGCTTTTATAATTTCTTTTAATCCACTAATTGTCTTTTCAGGTGCCATCTTAAAAGCAGTGATCATATCTTTTATCTTATCTGATACTGCACCTTCACAAAGAGAAGCTATAGCAAACTCAGCAAATTCTAATTGATTAGCTGTTTCTTCCATTCCATAGATATTGCTTCCACGATATCTATCCATAATACCACCATAGCAATCTTCATCAAAATTACCATTTATAAAGTTACTATGGATACGTTCTAATTTATTAATGTAAGAAGTATTTGATTCATTGATAAAATCATCTGCTTTTGTAGCTTCTTTTATCTTATTTAAGAATTTAGGAATATTATTAGTTCCACCATTAATAAGATAATAATCTGTTACATTTTCAAAAATTGTTTGTGGAGATACAGAATCTACAGCATACTTATTGATAGTATATAGTGCCATCTCATTAGCAATACAGAATTTGGATTTAAAATCCAAGTTATATGTATCAACTAATTCACAGAGTTTATAGATAGTATCTGTAACAGCATCTTCAAACAAAATATTTTGAGACACCAATTTATCAATATTGAATCTTTTAGAAATCATATTATGATTTCTAATAACACGATCACATTCTTCTTGTTCATTAATCTTATCAAGAATAGAAGTTAAATATACATTATTAGAATCTTCGTCTAATCTTTTTAAAATATTATTCTTAAATACAGAGGGGCTTTTAATATATGGAATAATATGATTATTTATGATATTAGTAAATTCCTGTAATTGAGTCCCATTATTATTTTCTTTTACAATATCAAACAGTTCTAAAATTCTACTAAAGTTATCTGCTACATTTGCGGAATAATTATTCCATCTATATGCAGATTCTCTTAAATTTTCATAGTTATAATTTTCTTTTCTATTATAAGATTCAAACAAAGGATAATATCCTGAATTAAAGTGATTTTCTGATAATTTAGTTTTTCGTTCTTCTATCTTAGAAATAGGAATAAATTTTCCCATAACAGGCCCTCCGGATTAAATAATATACTAATATTAATTACATCAATGTTTCATATTAGGATTATTATTTCATGAATTTTGGCTTAGTTTTAAACTCTGCTTGAGTTAAAAATCCTTCATCATCAGGTAAAACTTTTGTAAGATCATACAGAGCCTGTTTACCTTCTTTAGATGTAGTCATTTCATTAATACCACCAAGAGAAATATAATGGCGTTTAGAATTGATAAGCTGTTTTAATTCTTCATTAGCTTCTATAGAGAAAGGGGTTTTAGAAGATATTGTATCTCCATCATAGTCACCACCAATAGATCCAAGACGAACGTTATTAGGTAATGCTACATCTATGAATTTATTTGTAGAGTTGGAATTCATATCTTCTTTTCTTATCTTAGGATATTCTTTAAAGAACTTCCCATCAACTATCATAGGTTCTGTTTGGATAGTAGAAATTACCTTTATCTTTGCAGGGAATTGGTTCCAATAACTATCGATAGGGAAGCGGGTAATAAGAGTAACTTTATCTTTAGTGATATCCATAGCCGCTCTGTAAATAAGATCACACCAGGTAAGAGGTCTCTGTTGAATAGGAAGTTGTCCTACTGTATCTCCTTTGATCATCTTTTCAGCTACTTCTTCATCAGAAACTTGATATCCCTTATAAGTAAGATAAAATTTTCTATCTTTATTTTTTCCTCTTAGTTTAGAAGTATCTATAGGAGCTTCTATAGGAATAAAACGATTACGCATACCATGCATAAATCTATCTAATTCTTTTTTAATCCGTTCATCAGAATATACAGATTGCCAATCTTTTATATGCTGAAGATCAAAATCTTTGTTTAAATAAGTTACCAATAATTTAGTTTGGTCTGATATATTGTTTTCAAACCAACGTCTAATCCAATATAGCATATACGGGAAGAAATTAGCACAGATAGCTGCTAAGGGCAATCCAATACTATCTGTATCTACATCGATATCTTCTAATCCTTCTTTTCTAAGATTCTGAGTGCAAATTACAAGTCTAGCACCCCAGTCAAAAGACTTCTTCATACCAGCTCTTCTAATAAGACCCATCTTTCTAGAAAGACCAGAAGCCTGAGAATCTTCACCATTATATCTACCGAATACCAGCCAATCATATACAGCGGTTAAATTATCTTGAATACGACCTCTTATTTCTCCATTAAGGGTTAAACCATATTCATTACTTTCTTTTAAGGATTTAGAATCTCTGATAATAGAGTCATAGATCTTATTTATTTCCCCAACAGATACTCTTCCTTGTTCTGTATTTACATCTCGATATCCAACAGGAATTACAACAAAATCTTTTATGAATAATTTATCTCTATATCTTTCTAAGAAATCAATCTTAACTTCTCTACCAAAAGAATCTGTTTTCTTAAATTTGATAGTTTTGATAATCTTTTGTAGATATTTGATTCCGGTCTCTCCATTAGGATCAGGTTTTAATTTACCAGATTCTTCATCTAATTTATAATTATCAACTTCATGAGCACATAATTTTACATTATTATCTAATCTACACCAAATCTTATATCCAAGAGGATGTAAGAAAGATTCTCCAGCTAAGTTAATATATGCGAAGATAGTTGTTCTATCTTCTTTTGTAATACCAAATATTTCATTAGATAATAACCCATCTGCTGTAGGAACATTCTTTCTAGCAAAATACATAGGGTTCTTAATTTCTTTAAGTTGGTTTACTTTGATAAAATTAGCTACATTTAAAGGATCTAATTTAAGGTGTTTGATTTTTTCTTCTTGATCTTTAGAAACTTCGTTAAGGATTTTATCACTCATAAGAAATTTACCTTTCTTCATAAACTTTTTAATTAATTGTCCCATCTAGCAAACTAATGCTAGATGGGATTTACTAATTAAATATCCATAAGATCAAACCATACAATATTTTTAGAATAATTCATAGAAATCTTGTATAGCGGTTGAAAAGCTCCAGGAATTATTTGGTTATTTAATGTATCCTTTAATTCATGAAGTGAATGACTCTCATCATTATCGGATAATTCTATTTCGAATTTATTATTCTTTAAAATAGAAATCGTTTTGATAGATTTTATATCGAAACAAGCTAAGATTACATCATACAAAGCTACCTCTTTAGAGAGTAGTTCATTATTCATAGATTTAGAGGATACTAATTGAGAGAATTCTAGTAAATTCATTTTAATTAGTTATTTTAATCCTCCTATTTTATTCTCCTTTGAACATCGCATCCATCTCTTCTTTTTGTTTGGCATTTTGTACCGTCTTATTTTTAATTTCTTTCATATACCTAAAGTGTAGGTATAACAAAAAGCCAACATCACAAGTTTTTGCTTCTTCAAAGGACAGTCTATTTTTATAGTATTCGCAAAGGCTAAATATTACTGTATAGAAAGTGCCCCGATCGGTAAAAAGGCCCGAGTGAAAAGCAAATCAATAGATCCCTGAGGAGTAGCATCAATATGTGTATGACAGCTTGTGCATTCTGTAGCAGGAATCTGATAAGAGATTTTTTCTTCTGTAAATTTACGAGTAATCTTGTATACTTCACCCATAAGAGCAGAGTGTTCGTCAGGAGAGAGGTGACGCATAATTTCATAAATAGCTTTTACTTTACGCATTACTGTTTTAGATAAGCTATCTTCTACGACACCAAAGTCAATAGGATATAATTCCTTGGTTGCTCTATTAACTTTATAAATTGTATCAATGTTTGCCATGATTTGAACAACCGTGCCATATTTCTTAGAGAAGTCTTCTGAAAGTGCAGCACGTTCAATCATATCACCATAGATAGATTCAGTGCAGAAGCTGAAAGCATAATCTTTACTAATGATAATAGGTTTAGTTCTAAAGAGTTTAGATTGAACAGGTTCTCCATTAAGAATCTTTTGGAAACGCTCTTTAACCTTGTCATTAGGATATACAATCATATCTTCTACTTTTTTCTTTTCTAAGAAAAGTTTATTGCATTTATTATTAGGGCACTGATAAGAAAGATAGTTTACATCTTTAAAGTTTGCCATATAAATAGTAAACAGCATGCAATCCAAGTCATAAACAGAGATCTGTTTTAACCATGTATCAATATCAGGTTTCTTCCCTACAGTGTGATTATAGATAATATTGAAGAACTTTCTAAGACCACCAATAGTGGTTAAGTCTGTAGTTTGAGGATTGAATTGAAGTAATTCTTCCCCAGATACAGGAGTCATTTCAATTTGTTTACCGGTATATTGTAAACCAAATGTTACTGTATAAGCAGAACGTTCTACTTGTAAAGCACTCTTAAGCTTAATAGGTTTCTTAGAAATTACAAATTCATCAAGACCTTCATTTCGTTCCATCTTAAGAGCTTCAAGAACCTGTTCTTTATAATCATGAGTAAGACGTTTAACTTCTTCTTCAGAAAGATTGGGTTCTTCATCTTCTTCCACATCAGAAAGAAGTTCTTTTTCTTCAGGATCTTCTTCTTCAGCAAGAATAGGTTTTGCAGAAGGTGTTTCTTTTTCTACATCTTTATCTTTTACTGTTGTGAAGGTTTCTTCATCTTCATCGTCTTTTTCTTTGATTTCATCATCTTCATAAGGGAGATCAGGCTTTTTAGGACTAACCCCAAGATCAACACTGCTGTCATCAAGAAGATCAAGGAAATCATCTTTAGAATCATCATCATTTTTTGTAATACTATCAATATCTTTAGATACATCAGAGCTCATACGAGGAGTACGATTTACTTGCTTTTCTTCGATACCAAAATATTTATTATTGGTTTCTACTTTTTCATCATGAGCTACTGTAAATAAGATATATCCCTTTCGTTCATAATCAGTAATTCCATCAAAACGAGGTTCTGTTTCAATAATATCTTCTATCTGTTTAATAAACTTAGAAAGGCGTTCATTAGATTTAGCTCGTTTCATAAGAACTTCATATTGAGTATTTACATACTCTTCTTTTCCTTTAGTAATAAGACCATCGGGATCAGTAAGTTCTTTCTTAGTACGTTCAATTTCATGATCTGCCAAATCATAAAGACTATCTAAATTCTTACGAATAGGATCATCTACTTTTGATTTAGGGACTTTGGCAATAGTATCTACATTTGAAATTACTTCGTCATATTTAGTATTACCATCTTCATCAACTACAGTACTTTTTGCAATATCGGCTAAGCTTACTTTCTGAATAGGTTCTTCAGATTTGGGTTCTTCTTTTTCTTTAGTACCATCAACGATAATATATTTTTTATCTTCTTCTACTTTAACTGTTTCTACGATAGGTTCGATAGGTTTATTGTTTTCATTCTTTGCAACCTTTTCAGCCGGTGTAAGTTCAGGTTCCAAACCAAGATCGGATAAATTCAATTGTTCTTTATTTTCCATAATTAATCCTTTTTCCTCCTAATAGGTACTTTATGCTTTTTGAATGCATTACCACCAGTTTTTTCTCTTTCAATAGCTCTTTTCTTTGCACCATCTAATGTTGTATCTAAATAATCTCCAATAGCACCAGAATCTAATTTGTTATTGTAGGTTATAGAAGGTCCAGAATTCGTAGAAATCCCAGGGGCTGCTTTAGATTTAAACATATCCTTCAATTTATCATTGGATACTTCTACTTTATCCATGGTTTCTATATTAAATTCAGATTCTTCTATTAATTTAGATACACTGGGGTTGTCTTTCATTTTAATCCAAATTTTCATTATGAGTTTAACCCTTCTATCGTATTAGCGGCTACATTATACAAGATTTCAAATTTAACCTGTCTAATTATAATAGAGAAAAGAATCATATTTTCTAAAGAATCTTTAGGTCTATATAATGAAACCTCAACATCTACAGGTATCAATTCAGGTAAATAAGTTGATATCTGATCTTCTAATTCATTGCGTAGTGTGATCAATTCTTCCTCAAAAGCAAATCTATATCTTCCCCGAATATCTATTCCAAGATCAGGAAAGTCTGGATATGATCCTTTTTTAAGAAGTAGCAGTCTTATAATCAATAAAGCTGCTGAATTCATAGTACCTGTTTGAATATTTTCCATATCCAAAACTTTTGGTCTGTTAAGATCATCTATATCTAAAAGATAATCTCTTATATTAGCCTCTACTTTAAGTATTTTACTCAAAAAATATCACCATCTTTACTAAGTAATATTTATAATTTTTTAAATGAATGTCTCACCTGTAAAAATCTATACTTTACAAATATCGGGACATTTTTATAATTAAAAATATTATTTGGAGGTCTTAAATAATATGAATGAAGCAATGGGTCTTGCTACAATGAATCCTATGGTAGGAACTACCTATAAACCTTTTTCTGCAATAATGATGGTTGATAATTATAATCATGATAAAGATATTAATGATGGATGGTCTACTTATAGAGTTGCTAGAACGTTAGATAAAGATAGTCAATATATCGAAGTAGATGATAATGGAAAACTTACTAATAGAGATACATGGGATACATTATCTGAAGCTGATTTAAAATTATACGATATTAAAACTTTTAATCTAAACTCAGTATTCAACTCTTTGTTAGAAGAGTTGAGATTGCCTTATGAAGATAGACCTATCCATGATAAAGATTATCTTTATGAAGCATTCATTGGAAGTAAAGTATATATGAATGATCAAGTAGATTATGAACCTTTATTAGAAGAGATAGAACTTAAGAAGTTAAGCAAGATAATAAATTCTGATGCTGATAATATATCTAAAGATGCAGATAAAGAATTTGGAACAATGTCTCCAACCAATCCTGATGAAACTCATGCTAATGGTACTACCCTTTTAGCCTCTTCTAAAATACAAATGGTTGGAATGAATTCATTGTTTGAATCTTATTCTGTTTCTGATATTGAGGGAGAAATGAATAAGATTAATCATATGATTGAAAAAATTACAGAATAGAGGGCTTGATATGGGATTTTTTAATAGTAGTGATAGTAACATCCAAAGATATTCTCAAGATCAAGACAGGTCTTTTAAATATAATGAAATAAAAAGATGGGTAGAAGTTCATGGTGGAGCTATTATAAAAGACCATTATGCTACTGAAGATGAACTTGAAGAAGATTGGTATAAATACAAATCTTTACCTAGATTATGGTATAGAGCTAATGATGAAGCTATGAAATTATTTGGTAAAGATAATGAAACTCTATATTATGAAAATAAACAATGGTTTATGAAAAAAAAATCTATATATAGATTTGAGTCTGAATTTAATGGAATCAAAGACGTAGATAACCATGTTATAGATGAGATAAAGGCTAAATTTAGATATATAAAAGAACCTGGCATAGAATTAGAGAAAGACTATTACCCTACAGAAGAAAAGAAAAATAGAGATGGTATATTAGTAGCCCCTAATTTATCATCTAAAGATGGAAATATAGAAAGAGTATATTCTCCTGTTTTAAAAGAAGATGGATCTGATATATCCGATGAAGAAAAATTAAAACAGGTAAAGAATTATACAGATAATGATTACCCTATACTTCGAAAAGAGTATGATAATCTAAGTGATCTCGAAAATGATTGGTATAAATATAACTCAAATGATAGAGATAGAAGAAAAAATTGCGATGACTTCTCTATGAGTATTTATGGTAAAACAGTTACTGATATCTATAATGACAATCTGAAACGGTTATTAGCTAATGAAAATATAGATGATAATGTTATGCCTATGGAATATAAACCTGCTTCTGTAGATGAAGAATGTTCTGATTCATTGTTATATGAAGAAGCTTTATTTTCTGCTGTATCTGAAACTGATGATTATGCATATTTAGCTAATATGAAATATAGATTATTGGAAGATGATAGAATGACTCCTGTAAAATATATTTATAGAGGAAAAATATTAGATCGTATAAATTATAAATTAGATTACGATGTGCCAACTTTCATAAAACTTAGATCTACTTCTATGGATATTCCAATCTTAAATCCAGATGAAATAGCTAGATTTGGTAGTGAAGAAAATACAACATATGCTCCTTCAGATTTTGCTATAAAGTGGTATAATAATTATAATGGTATAATGAATGGTATTCAATTATCTTACAACCCTGTTTCATGGGTTACAGAAGTTACCACATTATCAAATGCATATGATGTAGAAGAAGATCCTGAAGAAAAAGAAAGACTAGCAGCAAATTTAATGTTCTTAGGTTGGAATCCCAGGTTCTCATATAATACTTATTATCGGAGGGTTGCAAGTGAACGCATTAATAAATACCTTAGTGATCGCAGCGTATGTAACTACATTCCTATCTATAATATGCCTGTTTTTAAACATGATGCATTTATAGAATCTACAGAATTAAAAGAAGAATGTCCTGCAGTATATTTTATATTCCATGATGATTTAAAAGTAGGAGAACCTGGTTTCTTTGTATCTTTTGATGGATTTAAAGATAATATGGGGTATCTAAATATCTTCAATAATATCGGAAGTGAATATTCATCTTATAAAGATAAAGAAGATATTACAAAGTATCTAAAAAATGATGATATTATAATGGCTTTTGCAGTTCCTTTGCTTGTAGAAGATTTTGATAAGGTAAAAGCTAATTTTGAATCTTATCTAATGAATACAAGTTTGAATAATAGTAAAACATTAAAAGAAGGAACAGAAGCTAAAGCCTTGATAGATATTTATCCTAGAAGAATTATGAGTGACTTTATGAAGTTATTCTTGGATAGTTCTTTTGACTTTAATACATCTTTGGATCTTGATGATGTAATGAAATATCTAGAAGATACCAAAGGAAAAGAATTCGATGCTTATATAATAGCAAATACAGTAATGGTTAATTTTGATATACAGAAGAGTATGAAAGCTACAAAACTAAATTTCAATGATCTCAAATCTATTAGCATCAAAGAAAACTATACATTTACAGAAGATAATATAGATTGTTATCCTTATCTCTGTTTATCTGAGTATGGAAGAATCAAAAATACTAAATCTAAACCTAAAAAAGATAAAAAAATATTAAAAGAATTTTTTGATTTACTAAACAATAAAATAATAGATATATAGGGAGAAGAGGGAAGAGGATCTATTCCTCTTCCCAAATCTTAAAATCTAATAACGGTTGTATATTATAAATATGAAATATATAACTTAAAGGAGATAATTATCTTGGATCAAATATTGGGTAAGAAATTTCTTATAACTTCTAATGAGATAAAAATCTTAATGAAGTATCCTAGATTATTAAGAGTAGTTAAACTATATGATGAATATGAAGAAGTAGATCTAAAAATATTAGATATAGGTAGTATGTATACTGGAGATAAAGAAGAAGGAATTATTTTTCATATGAGTATAAATGAATTGTATCTATATTACAATTCTATTGTTCCTAATCTAGTTGTAACTATAAAACGCTTTCTAAATACAGAAATAGAAAATATAAATAGTCTATTGGTTATAAATCAATACATTACAGAGAATACTCCTACTAATTCTATAAAAGATATTGATATATTCTATATCAATAAATTTATGAACTTAAAGAGTTATGAAAATGATATATTTGAAGACATGTTTGCAAAACATAATAGACTTCCTATAAAGTATGATCTTAAACAAGATTCTATACCTGAAATTATATATGAAAATGATATTATCAAATTAGTATTTACTAAAACAGTATATCTATATCTAGAAGATAGTTTATCTGATCTGACCAAGATAGTATCTTTTAATGAATATGGATATGATAAAAGTGTAAATTCTATATTAGAACAATATAGTTCTTCTATAGGGTATTACCAATTAAACAAAGTTAGAATAGATATAGAAAAAGATGTAGCTATTAAAAATATAATGAGATTACCGAAACTATCTCTTGCTTCTGGATTCAAAGAATTTTATAATGAGTATAATGAATGGCCTGTTGATTCGTATTTTGAATTCGATAGAAGAATAGATGGATTAGATGCTATAAAAAACAAAAATTCTGAACACTATATAGTATTTGTTGAATTAAAGGATAAGAATATATTATGCATACTATATCCTAAAATAAAAAGAAACTTATCACTTTATAATCTATTAGTAAATGATGATGAAAGCAATGCTATGAGTAAAGATGAAGTATTAAAATTTATAAGTTTAACTGTTAATTAGGTGGTGGGTAATAGAAATTTCTATTACATACTATATATTTGAGTTAGTGATGATAGGCAGCCTCATCAGTGTTCTAACTCAGTTTTATATTTCTAATATATTAGGAGGAATCACACAATGAATGCATTCGAAACAAAGAAAGAAGAAAGCAAGAAAGAAAAGCAAACCATCGGTGCAGTTGGTTTGGAATTCCCGCAACTCTTGTCTGCAGGTTATGTAACAACTAAAGATCTTAGCAATTTGATCAATAGTTTCTATCATGCAGTATTTACGGATTACTATGGATCTAAATTAGAAGTAGCAGCAAATGGTCAAATCTCCATTCGTTTGTTCTTCAAACCTGTAGAAGGCAAAGATTCTAATCTTATCTTTGCATTAGAAAATATTAATAAGCCTAGCGATACAGATGCATATAGCCGTATTGAACGTGCTAATCGTTTCAACAATCCGAACGGTAATTATCGTAATTACAAATTTACAGATGATGCTAAAGAAATGCTTAGCGAATTTGTAATCAGCTCTGGTATTAATCGTAATGGTGGAGTTAATTGGAATGCAGTAAGTGAAGAAACAACTGGTTCTGATAATTACAATCGTCCTCAGATCTATGTATCTCTCACTTGCGATATCTATAAGATCATTCGCAAACTCTATGGAGATAAGACCTCTAATAATGGTCATTGGGATTACAATATCGAAGTTAAAGCTCCGATTGCTCCTAAGATGGATCCGAATGGTAATGTCATTGCAACTAACTATTCTCTGTTGCTTTGGAGAATTGATTCCAGTGATGTTACTGCATTAGCTGCACGTTTTGGTTATGGTGATTTCGGAACCAATAGCCTTGGTATTAATACAGAAATGTAAATAAAACTATTTGAGGTAGAGAGAAATCTCTACCTCAATACTTTAATATAAATTAGTAACTTTTTTAAATTTATTTTTTATCTTAAGGAGAGAATAAAATGGCTTTCAAAAAAGATGCTGGTCCTATTAAATATGAAATTAAAGAAGATGGAATTAATGAATTGGTAGATGAAGGCTCAGGTAATATGGTATTAATGCTTAGAGAAGTATCTTGGAATGGAAGAGAACCTAAACTTGAACTTAGAAAATGGATTGTTGATGTAAATGAAGAAAAGCCTATGAGAGGAGTTTCTTTTATTACAGAAGAAGGTCCTAATAAACTTACTGAGATCATGATCAATAAAGGTTATGGGAAAACAGAAACAGTATTGAATGATCTTAAAGATAGAGATGATTTTGATTCTTCTCTTAATAAAGTAATTGGTAAGAAGAAAGTAGAAAAAGCAAAAAACACTGAAGTAATTGTCGATGAAGATGAATACTTTGATCCTAATAATATTTTAGGATAAAATGAGGTGTTGATATGAAAAATCAGTATGAAGAGATAAAAGGAGATAATCAGAATGAATCTCTAGAACAATTAGAGATGTGTAAATATCTAGTTCAAGGAGAAGATAAACCTTGTAGGCATAGAGATATGTATGGTAGATGCACATTTGAAAATTGTGTATTAGATTCTGAAGAAAGTCCTTTACGATCTAAGAAGTGGTGGTTTCAATGTATTATTTGTAAACATCCTACTTCTATTGAACCTGATGGGTTAAGAGTTCCTTTCTGTGAAAGTTGTATATCTAGAATGAATGAAGCAGAGGTGCTTCCTTTTACTTGTAGATATTGTGGAAAGAAACAATATACTCCTTCAAAATGGATGTTTTCTAGAGTATGTGATGAATGCATTCCTTTATTGTATAATAAGAATGCAGGACAGACTTGTTTAAAATATACTCCTAAAGCAGGAAAGCATTCTATCTCTAGGGGTGGATCTATGCACGATTATAAATAGGAGGCTATTATGCCTAATCAACGAGTAAAACAATATGACTATTTAGATGCTGTTCCTATAGAAAATATACTATATGGGCAGTTCATAAAATATGATAAACTAAATAAACTATTTGTGGATTATTATAAAGATAAGCAACAACCTAAATGGATCAATATATACATAGACGTGTATCAAGTATTACTTCCTATATTTAGTTTCTATAAGGTTATTCATCCTTATAGCATCACATCTTGTTTAGCTAACTTAGCTATTCATTATAAATCATTTTTTAGAAAAGCTGGAATAGATAGTTTTGTATTTTTATTATATTCTCCTACTTCTGGATCATCTACCCAGCAAAGATTCTGTTCTGATTATAATTCTAAGAATATTACCAAGATGATTAATAATCAGGAAATATATAAAATAGTAAATGAGAACTTACCATTATTGAGTATGCTGTGTCAGTACATGAACAATATTTATTTCAAGATAGGAACTGTAGAAACTTCTGTCATGGCTTATGATATGATTACTAAGTTTAAAAATAGAAATATACAAGTTCCTTCTCTTTTTATAACTTCATCTCAATATGCATTTCAACTTCCTTCTAAAGTAAAAGATTTAATCATGCTATTTAAGAAGAAAACAAATACAGAAGGTATAGATGAATCTTATATAGTAAATACAGATACTGCTTTAGATTCTTATATTGCAGAGATCAAAAAGCAAAGAATAGAAAAATTTGAAGTGAATCAATCTTGGTTATCAGGGTTTATGACTTTATCTGGTATTCCTAAGAGGAACTTAAAGTCTTTGTTTAATTACAAACAAAGTTTGAAGATATTAAAAACTATAGATGAACGATTTGATCAGGCTACTCCTGATTCGATATATAATACAGCTAATCAATTATACCCTAATAAAAATATGGATTCTCATTTTTATGATGAGATTGTAAATAGGTTCAAATGTATAGATCTAGATTATCAGCTTCATCTATATAGAACAATGCCTGAATCTATAGATACTGTATTTTTGGAACAAGTAGAAAATCCAGAAGCATTAAAAAGAATTAATGATGAATACTTTTCAGAAAATCCTATCTTATTAGAAAGAATATAGAGTAGAGTCATTAAGACTCTACTCCTATTTTATTTTTTCTTAAGAAGAGAAATTGTATCAGACATGGAACCAGATCCCATTTCTAATGTTTTCATAGTATTGCTAGTTACAGAAGATAATTTGATTCCTTTACCTTCATTAGAAACTACGTTTATATTCTTATTATCTTTATCAGTCATACTATTAGCATTCTTATACCATTCTTGTTTATTGGTCTTATTATTAATAGCAGTTGTTGTATTAGCATCTTCTGCTTTGCTTGTAGTAGAGTTTTCTAATATCTTAGAGAAGTTTAACATGGTAATGCATTTAAAAATATTACTTTCTCTAGAATATATTTCGGTCTTTTTATTTAATAAGAATAATCCATCCTTATCAGAGTGGGCATTATAATTTTTTACCACATATCTCTTATTAGGAGTAAATACAGATGGATCTAAATCGTGCTTGCTAATAGTTAATTGATTAATCTTATTTTCTAATTCAGCCTTAAAATTCTTTACTTCATTAGGATTATCGTTCTTTGAGACAATTATCTGTGTTCCAGGTCTACTACTACCGAAGCTACCTCCAACATTCATGTCAGATTCAAAACTTCCTATTCCTATTTGACCTATACCGGTTAAATCTGTAATGCTATCTAAATTATTTTTTAATAGTTGCATATCTGTATTGTCTAAGAAGCCACCATGAGACAAATACTTACCTGCATCAGATAATTTATTATAGATAGATTCTCCAGTAAAGGAAATAGCAGATACATCTGTAACCAAAGATACAAACTTACTCTTAATATCACAGGATAAGATATCGTTAAAGCTAGGGAAGAAGGATAATAGGTTTTTAGCAAATCCGGTAATAAATCCTACAACTCCTCTAAGACTTCCAATAACTCCTTTAATATTATTAATATACCCTTGCATCTCTGTTACATTTTCTAATAGCTTATTAGAGTTAGCAAATACATCATTAAAAGATATATTAGTACTAGCATCTGTAAACACAGGACTAAACTTATCATAGATAGGTTTTATCTTATTTACAAATGCAGCTGCTTTATCTGCTATAGATGAAACTTTATCCATTGTATTATCTAATACATTTGTTTTAGAGAATATATTAGACTCAGCATGTGAGGAAGCAGAGTATGAGGTTGAATTGATCTTATTTATAGAATTCTTAGTAGACTCTATTACATCTTGTACATTGATTTCTGTAACAGAATTTAAATAGTTATCTAAATATTCCGAATCATAAAAGATAGGAGTTAGTTTATTTATATTAGCTTCAAACTTAGTACTCATATTATTTAGCTTTTCATATTGTTTGTTGAAGTTCAATAATCCACTTCCAATATATTTACTAATAGCAGAAGTTAATGAGCTTTGAACAATAGGAACATTGATGGTTACTTTGCCAGGTTTAGCTCCAGCAGAAGTTGGAAATCCTGATATCTGACCCATTATAGTTTCTGTAAGTTTATTTTGATATTCTGCTAGCTCCTTAGCCTTATTTAAAACATTGTTTTTAAATATATCATTCCATTTACTTAACTTCTCTGGGACATTCCCCATCTTCTTTACCATTTTCTTTATCATTACTTTAAACTTAGATACAATTCTATCTATATAGGCTTTCATCTTAGCAATATTAGCATAGCTTAAAATACTATTATCTTTACTAGGATTTATGATAGCATCGAATCTATTTATAATTTTAGATATATCATGGTTTATAGTATAATTTGTATCACTAACTGATACGTCTATATAATAGGCATTTTGATTTGTATCTATATCCATGCCTTCGTTCATCATATTAGGGTCTGTTATTTCTCTTACATTTAAAAGAACGTCATTGTATTGCTCATTCTTCATAGGAAGACCCTTGCCAGATTTAGAGATGAGATAAGTACAGATAGGCTCATCTATAAAAAATAAATACTTTGTAGGGTAGAAAACTTCAACTGAATTTAGATAATCTACTAGGCTAGTAAGAGTATCAGTAGGAGGGATTATCAATTGAGATTGAGGTTTATTATATTGGAAAGGTTCAATAAGAAGATGAAGATTAGTCATATATGAAGATACAATATCCATCATATTTGTATTCATCATAGTAGTATTAGCAACTACTTTATTTGAGTCTATACATTTCTTACTCATAAGACCTATATAAACTTCTTTATATACATCTTTTCTGTCTTCTCCATTATTCTCTTTATCTATATAATCTAATTCTTTATAATAGTTTATATCATTAGAAACAAAGATAGAATATTCATCTTCTATATAAGTTTCTGTAGTAGGTTCATCTAATTCGGATGATGAATTAAATTTTTCTATCTTTAAATGCATGGTAGCACTTTTTGCATTCTGTATAATAATATCAAATAAGTTCTTATCTAAACTAACTTTAGCTAACATTGTCGGCATGTTCTTATTTACATAATCGCTTATTCGAATAAGATCTTTAAAATTTTCCGGTTTTATATTTAAATCGTCTGAAGGTACTCCAGGGATGACTATCTTCCCTGTAATTTTAAAATTCCATTTTTGCATAAGAGTCGATTTCACCTCCATAAAATATTATAAGTTTGTCATTTGGAATAAAATGGACAGATAACCATTAAGGTTATCTGTCATATTTGATATAATGTTATCATTAGATATCAGAGTGTAAACGATCAAAGCATTTATAAATCTTATTGAAAATGGCTTTAATTCGATTAAAGAGATTTTTGATTGTATCATTCTTTAACTTATTACTTTCAATCTTACTAAACAATTTTTCTACTTTAGAATAAGCAAGAGAAAGATGTTTGGAATCAGAATTAGTAGCACCCCCAGATTTAATATACTTAGAAGCTTGAGTACACATCTTTTCCAACCCACTAAGATCTTTTGTATATGTACGAGTAATAACAGCGATAGCTGTATTAATAACCTTTGTATCTGTAGGAGTAGATCCTGCCAAATTTCTTACAGCTTCTTCAACATTTCCAGCTTCTCTTAATGCTTCTTTAATGAAAGCATCAACTTTATTCACTTGGTTTCCCATATCAGATGCTTCATTAATTACAAATAATCCCATATTATTATACTTCCTTTCAAATTATTTTTTAAATATAGAATTTTTTGCCTTTATAATAAAACCAACTATAGCGTTCAATACTTTCATTATTCCCTTTTTAATAATATTAAAGATCTTAATTGCTTGGTCTTTAATCTTTGTAGTAAAAGATTCTTTATCATATTTTTTATTTCTTACTTTATTTATTCTTTCTTCACACATAGACAAACTATTTTCTAGTTTATGTTTTATTCTTTCTAGAAAAGGAAGACTTTTAGTTGGTTCAGAGCTTTCTATGTGATTTTTACAAGAGGCTATCATTTTTTTTTCTGCATCTTTGACTTTCTTTTCTATATTTTCACCACTCTGTTTAGGATCTTCACTGTCTAGATTAAAAGGTTCATCACTGTCCATCATAGCATCAAATTTTTTAAAGTCTTCCTCTGATATATTAGGTTGTACATCTTCATTATAAGAAGATGTTCCTTCTAATATTACATATAATCCCATTTATATCACCCATATCTTATCTAAATTTATTATGTATAGATACTAAAGCAGATACAATAGCTTTTACAATCTTCATCAGTATCTGTTTAATTTTAATAAATACCCATTTGATGGCATTCAGTACATTTGTTGCAATACCTTTATCAAATTTTAATTCAGATAAACTTTGATCACATTTTTTGATCTTTGATTCTAATGAAGTTTTTAATCTTTCCAAAAATGTTTTATCTTTTACATTTTTAACACTTTCTACAATCTTATTTGCATTTCCTTCTGCTTGATTAACAAGTTGTTTAGCTTTTCCTGTATCGCTTTTTGCAGCTGTAGCAGCCTCAGATGTTTTATTGGCAAGATCTTTAACTTCAGCTACAACAGTATTCTTGGATGAAGAATCTTCATTATTAGTTGTATTATTTGAATCAGTCTTATTTGCATTTCCTTTGTAGACATTATTCTTTTCCGAAGAAGTAGAATTTGTTTTATTATCATCTGTATTTGGTTTATTAGGTGGAGTTTTTACAGGTTCTGGGTTGTTATATTTGCCCGTACTTGTAGAAGTGGAGGATGTATTATTATTATTTCCTTTTGAAGCATCTTTATATACATTATTCTTTCCACCAACCAAAGCAGCCATCTCTGCCTTTGCTTTTTCTTTAGCCTCTTCTTCAGCTTTTTTTAATTCTTTCTCTTTTTCCTTTTCAGCTTTTTCCTTTGCTTCAGCCTCTTCTTCAGCTTCTTTTCTAAATCTAGCTCTTTCTTCATCAAATTCTTTAGAATTTAGATAAGCATGCCTTGCTTCCTGAGCTTTTTTTTGCACTATCTTCCATTTCTTTATCTATTTGATCTACTTTTTTAGAGTCTGCTGTTCCTAATATTAAATTTTTATCTACTGATTTTCCCTCATAAAATTCTCTTCTTAAACGAACCTTTTCATTATATTGAAAAATTAATTCAGCTATACGTTCATTTACTTTGTTGCCAGTATAACCAAAGGTATCTCTTAATTCTTTAAAATCATTTTCACTACCACGACGTAAATTTTGTACATCTTTCCAAGTTTTTATTTTTGATATATCTATATCTTCATTAAAATACATTCTCATTATATAAATCACCTTCTAATTTTAAAATAAGAGAGAGAGAGATTTCTCTCTCTCTCTCATCATATTAATTATTATTTAGATTATTTTTTGCTACGGAATTTATTCTGGATAGAAGCCAATGCCGAAACGATAGCTTTGATAAGTTTTAAGAAAAGTTGTTTAATCTTGGTGAATACCCATTTAAGTTTGTTACCAATAGAGCTTCCACCATTTTTCTTATTTTCTTCTTCCATCTTCTTAAACTTATTATCATATTCTTTAATCTTAGCTTCAAGTTTTGCTTTTTGTTTTTCTAACCAAGATTGATCATTGCAATCTTTTACAGCATCTACTACTTCATCTGCTGCTCTTTCTGCACCACTAACATCACCATTGTTTGCTGCATCTCTAACACCTTTGTAAAATTTAGCAGCGGCCACTTTATACGAAACACCTTCTGTTTTGATTATGTGTTCTATTCCTTGTTTATCGTTATTTAATCTATCAAGTGCCTTTTTTTCTTTTCTTCTAAATTCTTTATCTGATTTAGCAAGAGCATTATTTATACCTTCATCTCTTGCTGCTTTTCTTGCTGCTTTGGCTGCTTGAGCAGCAGCATACTCTTCAGCACCTTTTGCTGCACTATCTGCATGTCTTTTTCCGAATTTAAGCATATCTCTAGTATCTGCAACTACTGTGCCATCGGAACGTCTTAAAGTAGCAACTGCGTCTTCATTAAATGTAAATAAACTCATTTATTTTCACCTCATATATGATTTTTTAAAAATAAATTCTACTTAAATTTAAATAGAATACTAAGTATTAACTTTATGTTCAATTATTTAAAATTACTTTCTATTAGTTCTTAACTGGTTTCTGTAGTTATTCATATTATTAGTTAAAGTTTGATTAGCTTGACTTCCTACACTTCTAGATGTTTCAATATAATCGTTTCCTTCTTTTTTATAGGTATTAAATCTAACATCTCTAACACCTAGTTTATTAATCTTATTACCAAGTGTTCTATTTTTCCAAGTACGCTGAAGTCTGCCTAATACAGAAACAATAGCATTTATGATTCTTACAAATATTTTCTTAATTTGGAGAATAAACCATTTTACTTTTTCACCAATATTAGTCCCAACACTACTCTTGGATTTCATATTGATAGCCCTAAGTTTAACATCAAAGGATCTAATCTTTTCTTCTAATCTAACTTTTAATCTTTCTAATCCACTAAGCTCAGAAGATTTATTGATTAAAGTAATAATCTGATTAGCCTTTTCATTGATTTGATTTGTTATTTCTTGAGGGTTGGAATTTTGAGAATTGATAGCTTGTTCTCCATTTTGAACCTGAGCGGTAATTTGAACCATATTGTTCATAATAACGCTCATGGATGTTTGACCATTTTCACCTTGTTTATATTGACCATTAGAAAATTGAGGGGGGGGGGTGTGTGTTTGATTAGGTTGATTATCTTCTCTTAATACAAATAATCCCATTATTCTACTCCTCTAATCTTATTGTAAATAGCAGAAATAGCGGATACAAGTAATTTAAGAATTTTTGTAAAGATTCTCTTAAGCTGAATAAAAGCCCATTTGATAGCATTGACAACTTTTGTACCAATGCCTTCATCTTTAAATTTCAATTCTTTAATTTCTTTATCCCATTTTTCTAATTTATCTTCTAAACGCTTTTTAAATCTTTCTAATGTAGTAAGATCTTCTCTATTAACATCATCACTATTTTCTACTGTTTTGATATCTCTTTCAATATCATTAGCAGTTTTTTCTACTTCTTGTTTAGCTGCATTATTAGTAACCCCATTCTGCGATTCGGCTACCATTTCATTGGACTTGGTAAAAAGACGTTTTACTTTTTCTTTAAAAGATCTAAAAGCATCTGTAACACGGCTTTCTTCTAATGAATAGATATCATTATATCCATATCCTTCATTCATTGTAAATAACGGCATGTCTTTTATTATCCTTTCTTTATGATACTTTAAAAAGCATCATTTCTGCTTTTCATTATTCTTACATTTTTATTATATTTAACAGCAGTATTTAAAGAATCTTTATCATACTTTTGTATTTCTTTTCTGTATTTATAATTGTTATATTTATCTTTAACAAATCTATGAGCTACTGCCAATGCTCTTACAATAGCTCTAAGTATTTTACCCAGAACTGCTAATATAGCATCTTTTACTGCTTTTACAGCTGCTATGGCTCTTCTACCTATAGAACCTTCACCATATTTAGCATCGATTACATTAAAAGCTTTTCTTGCAGTTACTTTTGCAATAAAATTTTCTATACGATGTTGTAATCTTTCCAAAAAAGTAGTACTAGATACTTTTCCTATATATTTAATAACTTCAGATCCATATTCATTTACTTCTTTTTTTTTAAGATATACTTTATTTGGATCGAATTCAGAGGGATCATTTATTGTTGCATTTACATGGAATATATCCATCATATTGTTTTGTATATATCCTTTAATCCCCTCTTCTGTATTTAAATCATGTTTTGATATTCTATTATACAGATCATCATCAAATTTTGATACAGATCTTGCATCGCTATCTTCATTGATTACAAATAATCCCATAATTTATCCACCTAACCACGTTTAGTAGCTTCCAAATCATTATCTTTTGCAAGAACATCTGTTCTATATTTTACTTCATTTTCAGCTTTTCTGCGTTCTATTTCATTTCTAATATTACTTTTATTAGAACCGGATAATTCATTCTTATATTTACTATTATAATATTTATCTTTTACATAACGATGGGCTTTAGCTATCATAGAAACAATAAACCCTATTATCTTTAAAAATATTTTTATTATATAGCCTATAAGAAGTTCATATGCTTTATATATTTTAACAAATATAGAATCAGATTCGAATGGTTTCTTTGCAAATAGTTCTTTTTTTCTAGTTTTAATAAAAAGCTTATACTTTTCTACTTTAGATTCTATCCAATATTTCATCTTTTCAAGAACAGTTAGATTAGAAATATTTTTGATAGCATCTATTGCTTTCTTACTATATTTATCTACTTCATTCTTGCTCATGCTTAATTCATTTGGATTATATCTGGTTACAGAGGATCCTTTATATTTACCAAGTTGAAGCCATCCGTTTTCACCATCATATATTCTAGCGGTACCAGCAATATCTAAGATATTCTCTCTAGCTACTTTTACCCATTTATCTCGTTCTTCTTTATTTTCTGGAGCTCTTGTAAAGTTAAATTTAGGAGATAAAATATTACTATTTACATCTGGCTCGAAATACTTATCTGGAGAATATCCCTCTTCTTGGAAGAGGGATATTTCTTTGTTTATGAATAAACTCATTTATATCATCCTATATTAAAGGGCTTCTTGATCGCCATGTGCTGCTTGAGGGCCTGTTTGAGAGGAAGTTGAATGCCCTCCTTGAGATTCTCCAATTCCAGAATGTGCAGAATTTTGAGGAGCTCCAGATGCAGGCTGAGTAGCACTATGTGTAGTAGAAGATTCTGAACTACCAGGTGTTGCAGTTGCTTCTTCTTTAAACTTTACTAAATCAGATATACGACGATAGCGTGTTCCTTTATCAAAAGAAGTCTTAGGTTCTGTATGATTAGCTGCAGCTTCTTCTTTTGCTTTAAGATCTTCAAAATATGCTTTGAAGTGAGCTTTAGCTTTCTTTTCTACAATTTCAGCTTCAGTAAGATCTTTATCCTGATCTAATTCTGCTTCATTCTTAGCTTTGATTTCTTTTTCAAATTTAGCAATGCATTGACGAACAAATTCATCATTAGCATCTTTCATCTTCTTAGCAATCTGTTCTTCTAAATCAGGAATGGGTTTAACTTTTGTTTCATCAACAGTTTTGCCACCATTTTCACCATCAAATTCTTTGAAACCAATTTTCTTTTCAGCTTCGCTAAGTTCTGCTTCTTTTTTCAAAGTCAAAGGAATGAATTCTTTCTTAATCTGTTTTGTACCAAGAATTTCTTCTTCAGTTTCTTTGATTTCGAATACAGCTACACCCAATTTGATGCATTTCTTAATCAAATCTGTGCTCAATACAACTTCAGGAGTTGTACCAGCGATACCAATAAAGTTCAAAACTGCTCCACCAGGAGCTACCATTTTAACGTATTTATATTTAGCTGTTGCCATTTATAATTTCCTCTTTTCTTAAAAAAGTATAGTAAATCATTATTATGATGTAAAAATCAATATTTAGTATTCTCTTATCTCTTGGGTTTAGAACCGTATTTAAACCCCTTGTTGAAATTTTCTTCATCATCAATCTTTAATACTGTAGGGAGTGCTACATTATATGATTTTTCTATAGCACTTAATTGACCATTGTATTTCTTATTTTGATAAGAGAGTATATGATTAACTGAATATTTATCATCTTTCTTGCCTATATGATTAGCAAGTTTCTGTAATCTTATAGCAATCCAATCTATAATTCTTAAGATAACTCGTAAAAATTTTCTAATGAGATTTTGCTTTCTAAGATCTCTTTCCTTATTCAACTCAGCAAGAAATTTAGTATACAGATTTCTAAATTTAGCAATTTTAGAAGCCAACCAAGTTTTAGGTCTGCTATCTATTTCCCTTTTTATATCAGCAAGACCTTTTCCTCTTAAATCTTTTCTTGCTTGTGTAAAGTTATTTAAGATCTCCATTCTTTTAGGATGTTTGACTAAATCTCTCATATCATTATGATTATCCAAATATCCCCCCATTACATTATTATTTATATCCGTTGGGTCTATTGTATCTTCTTCATTTATAACGTTATAATACACAGAAGGAAGCATTGCTACTTCTTCTGATAATAATACGTTTTCTTTACTATATAATCCCATATTGTATACCTCATAATATTACATTTTCTTATTTAGCTTCTAAATATCTTTCATTATTTTTAACTACGTCTTGATAAATGAAGTTTATAATATAATTACCCTTCCCTATATATTCTTTATACAATAAGGTTGTATCTATATTATATCTCCGTATGTATTTAGTTATAGATACATATAGATTTAGATATTCTTTAGAAACCTTTTCTAAGATCTTATTATGTTTCGTTTTATATTCTTCATCTTTACTAGACTTTATTTTAGCAATAACTTTCTTTTTATTTTCTTTAGCTCTTTTAAAATTCTCTTCTAGTTCTTTAGCGAGTTTAGATCTGTTGTTATGATGATTTGTAATCTCTTCATATACTTCTTGATCATAATCTTCTATTAACTTTACAACATTTAAAGTTGTCATAGACTTATGTTTGTTGTAATACTTAGATTGAGATTTTAAATGCTTGATTAGTTTTTCATTTCCATATTCCATTTCTCTAGGGGGTATAAATAGATTAGTCTTAGAATCTATACCATTTAACCATATTTCTTCTTTTGTAAATATAGTTAAAGCCTTTTGTACATCGATTTCTACTACAGGGATACCATTCATCAGATCAGGTGCTTCATAGTATCTTCCTGCAAAAAGTTTATTATCTTCACATTCTTTTTTTATAAATTCAATTTGCGATTTTTTATCTTTGTTATTTACAAGTATCATGTAAAACATTCTCTTTAAAAAATCACTATCTAAATTTTTCATAACTTTTAAATTATGAGTTATCTTAAGATCATCAAGATCTAATCTAGATGCAACTGAACTTTTGTTTTTGTATTTCATTATCAAAGACTTTAGTCCATCTACATATTCTCTATATAAACTACTGAGTTTAGGACTAGAATCTTTTTTCTCATTTTTTAAAATCTTCTCTATATTATTAGAATCAGTAATAGAGTCTACAAGAAAATTCATATTTACACCTCTTATTTATTAATCCTATAAATATTTTCTGTTTTATCTTCTACTGCATTCATTTTAAGTTCAGCTAAGATAGACAGCAATTGAGAGAAATCATTATCTGTTAATCTAAGATAATTATAAGTTCCAAGGTTAGTTATCATTTTTTCTTTAGCTTCTTGTTTAGCTCTATAATCAACCATTTTTCTATTGTTAGGATTTTTTCCTCCATCTTTAACTTCTATGATTAGATTATAAGGAAGGAGCAAAAAGTCTGTTATCCAATGTTTCTTTTTTCCTTTATATTCATATTCTAATACAGGACCAGGGGCTAATACTTCATCAGACTTGTATTCAAGGGTCTTATCTAAAAATTCCATAAGATTCTTTTCATATTTACCAGTATAAGTAAATACTTTACCATCTGACCATTTATATTTTCCACTTATCTTTCTATTAGCAAGCATCTTTTCTTGTTGTTCTGGATCATCTAAAAGATGTGGTTTATTATAGATCTTCATCATTCTTTCTCTATACGTCTTTTTTATAGCTTCATAGCATTTAGGATTTCCACAAAGTCTTTCATATTTTTGACGTTTTTCATTCCACTTTGTTGGTTTTCCGCATACAGTGCAATTCCCATGACCATCTTTGTTATTTACAATATCATATACAAGCCGATAGGCTGTATAATTTAAAGGGAGTTCATCTTGATGGTTTTTATCTATATGCTTTACTAAATCTTTTCTATGATATGAAGCATTACAATAAGGGCAAGCATAATTCTTCATTAATGTGACCTCTATTCTTTATACTTTATATATAGGTTTTACTTGCAAAAATATATGAGCAAGATAATCATAATATGACACAGTTGATCTATTGCAAAGATTTTTTTATCTAATTTCTTAATCTTACAATGAGATAAATATAGATTTTTCCTATTATTCTTTAATATAGTATTATGGGCTGTTCTTTTTCCTAAGTCTATAAATAGATGTGAAAGAAAAAGCATAGCGAAAGAAAGTCTACTATATCTATACCATATAGGAATATTTATTACAGTCAAATATCCCATCATAACTACAGTAGCATATAATAAACAATGAAATACCATTATAAACATAGACTTATCTTTTTGTTTTCTTAATTCATCTGGTTGTAATATAAAATCAGCAAAATAGTGAAATGAAAGCATTATAAGTATATCAATAACCATAATTTATCATTCTTCTCTCTTTATACGACCAAAAAAAAAATAAGCATAATAACCGATTATATTAAAGTCAATTACAAACCAATTATCTGTTAATAAATAAAAAAGAAAGAGGTCTCCCTCTTTCTTTCCTATTTTAATACATCTCTAAGATATCATCAATAGAGTTATACTCTTTATCAGATTCTCCCCATTGTGAATCAAAACTTCCTTTCATATCTCTTTTATAAAGCTTTCTAATCGTTTCCTTTTCTTTAGTACTTAGTTTACTAGTTTCTATTCTTCTCTTTCTTTCTTTCATAGGTTTTGCTAGAACTTTATATTTATAGAAATCTTTGGATACTTCTCCAAACACCTCTGCCAAAGTTAATATAGCAGCAACCCCACTAATAATTTTTACAGGATGATATACATTTGTTGTCATAATAATCTCCTCCTTTCATCCTACACTGTTATAGTATATAATTTCTGACAAAATTAACTCGATAGGGAATTAACCCTATCGAGATATATTAATCTTTAGCATTTCCATTTATAGTATCTTTTTCAATATGACGTTCATCTTTATTCTTTGGAGAAAATTTAGCTTTCTTATTTCTAGTCTTGTATTTACTAGGGCCAGATACTACTTTATTATACTTTTCTTCATCAGGAGGATGATGACTATATCCTCTACTCAATCTCTTTATTTTATTCTTAATTCCTTCTATGGAGTTGATTCTCCTTGCTTCATCTAAAACAAATAAGCCCATTATTTATCATTCACTTTCTGTTGCTGATTTTGTTGTTGAGGCTGAGGTTGATTAGGAGCATTTTGAGTGCCTTTGGAATAACTATTTACATGAGTTTGCATAAATGACATCATATCTCTATATATCATTCCTGATACAGTCATCTTAGTACTAAGAATCTGTCTAACAAGATTGCAAACTAATTTCTTCTTATTCCAAACAGTAGTGTCACTATCTTCACCATTTTGTTTTTGTCCATTTTTGCCAGAAGTGTTTTTATTATCAAAAGTCATCTTTGGTTTTGCATTACTTGTTTGCTGTTGTTGATTAGATGTATTTTGTTGTTGAGGTTGTGTCGCATCAGCTTCTGATAATGAGTCTCCAAAGTATTTATTATAGAATTCTCCAAAATACTTATTATAGAATAATGTAAAATCTGTATCTGCATTTAAACTAGTATTAGAAGTTGCATTTCCTGTAGCCATATTAGCTGTATTAGATTTGTTTACGGCATTATTCATATTATTATTGTTTATTTGTGTTTGAGTGATAGGATTTTCTGTATTCCCAGTAATAGGATTTCTGTTGATATAATTTATATACCCATGAATATCTGTTTCTAAAGATTTTATAAAAGTATTTATAGAATTGCAGAAATTGTATGCACTAGGAAGAAATTGCTGTAATTCTTGGGTTGATATATCATGAACCTTATCTTTACCATAATAATAGATTTTTGCAAAATCTTGAAACTCAGTTTCCCCATTATAGGTTGAAATAAACATCTTTTTCAACCATAAATTCTGTCTCATTAATTGCTGATCATTCTGTTTTGGTTGAGTAGGATCTTGATTAGGTAATTCTATTCTTTTTAAATCTATACCGCTTAAGTTTGTAGAAATAGGAGTTTTTATTCTATTAATAGCAGATTTGTAATCTGGTGCCTGTTTTATATTGGCTCCATTCCTTACAGGATATTTATTAGCATTTAAAATAATATCATTATTTTTGCTAAGCCAAGAAGAGTTTTGATTAGCTTGATCTGTTATATACTTCTTAAAGGTGTCTAAGCTTTGTTGAATAGAGTTTATATTATCCATTCTCCACTGATCATTCGAGTCAGAAGATTCTTCATTGAATGTATCTTCATCCAGCATTTTGTTTTCATAAAGCCACTCCATAAATTCAGAGTCTATCATATTCATTTCAGATAATTCTTCTATACGATAATCTTCCATTAAAATATCTATTAATTCATTATCCATTATAAGTCCTCTAAACCTTCTATAAATTCATTATCGATAACAAATTTACCATTATGCTTCTTAATATGATTCATATAGAACTCTTCTATTTCTTTTAATTCTTCTTTCTTTAAAGCATATAAACTTTTAGGAGGATCAGGAAGAGCATGAGAATAATAATTTCCCTCTTTATCTTTAGAGTAGCAAATTACTTGAGTGAGTTCTATTTTACAAGACTTTCGTATCTTAACACCCATGGTAACATACTCACCATCTATATCTACTCCAATATAATCATAAGCTCTACCAGTATCAAATCCAAGATAAGATAAATAAATAATAAGAGGTACTATTAAAATACGTTTACCAGGGAATTTAAAGATAGCACCAAGAAGACCTAAAAGAGCAAGATATATTAAACCAGCAGTTGCATCTTTTATTATTCTTTTTAAATTGGTTTGAGTAATATAAGCCTTAAGAAGTTTCATCTTAGGGGTATTATCAAATTCTTTTTTATCTAATTTTATAAGATTAGGGTTCTTTTTATATATAGCATCTATCTGATCTCTAAACCACTTATTCAGTTCTTTCCCTTTCATCATCTTATCTGTTCTGATTTTGATAGCCTTATTTATCTTATCATAAATAAAGATCTTTAATGCAAATCTAACTAATATAGCTACTATTAGTCCCTTTCCAACTTCTCCTATAGTATCTAATACATCTTTATCTTCATTCAATAATAAATCTATATCATTATATTTTTCATAACCGTTCATATTAAGTACCTCGCCTTAGTAGATTAATTACTGAATTGTTACACGATATGAGATTAAAAACCCACTAGGAGTTTTAAACTCCTAGTGGATGAAATATCATAATAGATATCAATTATTTTGCAGCGGTTTCAGCAGCAGCAGCTTTGTCTTCAGCCTTTTCAGCAGCTGTCTTACGAGTAGCCAATGCAGCTTCACGACGTTTTGCACTTGTCAACTTTTCAGTCAACCATTCAATGCAGCTAGCAATCTTCTTCAAGATCTGCTGGAAAATGGAGAGGTCTTTACCTTCAGCCTTTTTAGCTTCAAGTTTCTGACGATATTCAACCATCTTAGCATTCAAAGCAGCAATACGTTCAGCAATCCATTCTTTGGGCTTGTCAATTGCATACTTCTTAATCTTAGCCAAGAAACCATCTACTTTTTCAGCTTCTGCTTTGTCACCTTCTGCAGCAGCATCCGAAACGACTTTATCATCAGCTTTATCTGCTTTTTCAGCTTCCAACAAGTAGTTCAAGAAATCTACATCACCAGTTTTAGCATAAGCTTCAACCAACATATCTACGAATACATAAGCATCGCTATTTTCCGAAATCGGACGAACAACAACATTTGCTACTTCGTCAATCAATTCGGGATCAGCAATGATACGAGCTTCGTCGATAGCAACAGCGATCGAACCAAAGTTTACATCATTGGATTCAGCAACAGCATATACAGCATCGATATAGTCGATGTTGTTTTCTTCAGACAGACGTTCGATATCGGAGAAGTTAGCAACCAATGCACCAATACGAGTATTTTCTACTACAGGTACTGCGATAGGCTGCAGTGCACATTCTTCTTCATCAAGGAATACAGCTTCGCCAAGAATATCATTAAAATTCTTGTCTTCACTTGTATTTGCTCCAATCATGAAATCGGATTCAGTGAATAACATAATTTAATTACCTCCATTATGCATAAAGAGTTTTTTAATATAATTTATAAATTATTTTCCACATGAGATATATAAATGGGTATAAATCCGATGAAAATCTATACCCAAAGATTTTATTATAATGTAATCATAAACAAAAATTATTTATTCTTCAATTTTTCTTTAAGTTTGTTGATTGTATCATTAAGAAGATCTATCTTCATAGATAAATCTTTCTTTTCTAAAGGACTGGAAGCTGCTTTTAATTTATCCATAAAGGAATACTTCATTCTTCTTAAAGAAGAAAACTTTTTACCAATCCAATCAGAAGCTATAGAACTATTATTTGCTTTGAGTTCTATATTATACATAGCCTTTTTAAATTCAGGATACGAATTTTGATGAGAAAACATTTCTTTCAAAGAATACAAATCATCTTCAGTATATGCTTCTAATACAGAATCTTTATTGTATTCATTAATTCCCTTAAATACAGCTTCAGTATAAACATAAGCCAAATCAGATTTAGAAATGGGATTGATGTATACATCGAATCCAGATTCTTTGAAATATCTAGCACTATCAAGCATATCAATATCTGTAAACAAATTAGATTCGTTTACAGATAAAGATATGGTTTCAGGTAATACTTTATTTACTTCACAAATTGAATTGATAGCATCTGTTCCATCAGTAATATTATTAGATGTAGCATACTCTACTAGATCTTCAATTCTAATAATATTTGTTGCATGTTCATAGTCTTCAAATACAGGAACTAATTCGGGATAATATTCTGTATTCTCTTCCATAGGCAACATTTTATCAAGAACAATAGATGCTTCTTCTAAAATATTAGATGAATACATTTTATCTCTCCAATTAATTATTTTTTTGATAATAATTTGGCACGGATATTGCGTTGAGCTTGTTTTCTCATCTTATCCTCAAAATATTTATTACGACTATATTCGTTTTCTTTTCTAGCATCTTTTAGTTTTTGCAATGAATCGATTCTATCCCTGAACTCAGCTCTTAAACTATCATTTCCATATTCTTCTTGGAGATCTGCTGCATCGTCTGCAGTCACACCGCCAGCTGTGCTTGCTGCAAGAACACCAGGAAGTTTTGCAGCTGCATTGTCTTTATATACATCATTCTTTTCAGAATGACCAGGATCGATTGCGAAATCATCTTCATCATGACCATAGTCATCTGCATTGTATAAACCTTCGCTATCATCAAAACCAAACTTATGATCATGAGCCTGATCTTCAGAATAATCTTCATGAGCAAAGAACTTAGCACGGTTACGATCAGATCTGAGTTTATCCATCTTATTAACTCGGTCTAATAACTTACCGCCTGTCTTACCCATAAAACTTTTATTTCTTTCAAGACCCATCTTATATGCTGCATGTCTAGCAGATTTTTGATCTTCCTTAGGAATAACTCCACGACGTACAGCTTCTTTAGCACCATAACGAGACAAAGCCTTGATATTAGACTTTACATCAGCTTGTGTATAATCTTCATTAAAGAAAACACCCATTATAAATAACCTCCATTTATAATAACTCTTTATCAAATTTACCAGCTGCAATATCTCTTAAATATTGCAAATGTTCTTCATGAGCAGATTCTTGGATAGCATCTGTTTCATCTTCAGGAGATAAATCTTTATCATCATCTTCAGATTCTACATCGCCTAAACCAAGCATATCATCTAACTCATCATCTAATTCATCATCATTTCCATCTACGTATTTATCATACGTAAGATCTTCTTTTTTATCTTTTTCATGAATTACTTGATCTTTAGGTTCAACTTTGAGCTGAACGTCTTCAGTAGATTCATTCATAGTACCAATACCAACTGTATAATTCTTTTTAATGAGTTGAATACCATATTTGTTCAAGAATGTATCCAGTATTTGTTTGGTATTAGCAAACTTACGATAAGTCATTACATTGGTTTTGTCCCCATAGAAACCTTTACCTAATCCACCTTCAGCCCAATCATTCATCTTATCATCAGTACCAATTCCTAAAGTATTTACTTCTTCAAGAATAGATGCTTCATCAATGATGAGAGCTGTATTATGATATTGACCTTGAAGACCGTTTACAGTAAGAATATCGTTGATAGCCTCCGTTACAGAAGAGACACCATTAGAAACCATATACCGAGAGAGGTCTTCCATTTCAATAAGATATTTATCGAATCGTTTAGATTCTCTAACAGGGACCATTTCTGCTAAGAATTTACATTCATTAACAGGAATAGTATTCAACTCATCTAAAGTAGCCTTTACTTCTTCAACAACCCCAATGGTTGTTGTCTGGGGAACTTTAGTTCCCTTATCAGCAATAGCCATTTCAGAAAGGGTTTGAATAGCAGAATTAAACATAACTACATATTCTCCTTCCACCATAATAATATTTTATTTTCTAAGTTTAGCACCAAGAGCAGATACTACTTCTTTCATCTTATTAGCCTGCTGAGATAAGAAAGCTTTGTTATCACCAACAGCATTTTTAGCATCATCACAAAGTTCACTGCAGAAACGTTTTGCAGCAGCATACTTATTAGCTAACATTTTGCTATTACCTTCAAAAGAAGCATAAATAGAATCTGCATATTGTTTTGCATTCTGAACTTTTTGAATAGAGTTCAAAGTAAATGCCTTAGCAGTATTAAATTTATTTTGCAAATGATCAGAAGCTTTGGCTGCAAAATTACCAACATCATGAGCATTGCTCTTAATATGATCTACATATCCTTCTTGGATATATTCTTGAAGTGCAGGAGATTCGCTTAATGTATCATAATGCATATCTGCTTCGAAAGCTTCTAATAATTCTTGATAATAAATAGAACTTTCTGCAATAGGTGCAGAATAAACCATGATATCATGGTTAATAAGAGTATTAGCTAATTCTACAGTATCTGCATTTTCATACAAAGCTGCTTCGTTTACAATAAAACCAACACTACTATCATTATCAATACCATTTGTACTGCAAACAATATCCATTGCTTCAGCAATATTCAAAATAGAATTATCTTCAGAAAATTTGATAAAATCTTCTAATTGAATAAGGTTTTCACCCAAGCTTTCAATATGTCGAATAGGAATCATTTCTGCACTGTAGGAGATCTCTTCGTCAAGACGACAAAGAGAATCAGCAAAATCAAATACAGAATTGTTTATAGAAAAATCTTCTTCTCTGAGTATCATATTTTAATTCCTTTCTATTATTTTAAATCCTTTTATAGATTATTAATAAATAGTCACAATATAATATTTAGAATATAAGCTTATTATGGTCTATTAAAGTTATTAACGTTTTGATTAGCATTATTAGTCTGATTTGTTGTATTTTGAGCATATTCTACTGCTCTTCCTTCTCTCTTTAATAAAGGAGATTTTTGTATCAGTCTATTTTGTCTACCAACTTCTCGTTTATAGTCAATATGAGCATTTCTTAACTTATCTTTACCTCTAATAAAGTTTCTAGCTGTATCGCTTACTGCATAATAGCCTTGTCTAATTCTATCTTTAATATAAGCAATAGCTCGTTTTAATTGAAGAATAATAGAAGAGAACCATCCTTTTTTAGAAGCGTCTGCTTCTTCTTGTTTCTTAATAGATTCTTCTAATTTATTATTTAAAATTCTTAATTTTGCTTTGGCATCATCAAGTTTCGTTATATTATTTAAATCATTCGTAGAATACTTAGTATCATCAGAACTTTCTTTAATAGATTGATTTCCAGACAAACTCTGGTAGATAGCATTATCTTTATAATATAACGGTTGAAGACTAATATCATCTAAATCATCTATTGACTCTAATTCTCTAGATACTTTGAATTTATCTTCTAATGTAAAATCATCACCAAATAATACTACATCAGGAAGTACTAATTCTAATTCTCCAGATTCTATAACAGAATCTAGAAACATTTCAAAATCAGTATCAAAATTATTTCTATAAGATTCTTCTGTAATTAATAATCCCATAATTAACTCCTAACTCATATATTGATTTTTTGTAGCTTCATTATCTATCTTATCTATATGATCTTGTAGATTAGAAATAACTTCTTGAGTATTAGGAAAGTCATAAGACCCTGATGGATCTATATAAGTCATACTCATATGAAGTACTTTAGTTTCTTTATCATAATCATATGTCCTAGACACCATTTCTGAATAATCTAGAGTAGATTTTAGTTGAGGATCCATATATTTTCCATATATATCCACAAATTCTTTATAATTACCATAAACATAATTTGTTGGTATAAATAAATACCCATTATGAACTAACTCATGTACAGTTTCAGATAATGGTATTAACCCGACATTAAGTTTATAGTGGTTATACATTACTTCTTTTGCTACTGCATTTTCAGATATATTTTCATGATTGGCTACTCTTTTAGTATATACTGTAGTTACAATATCATATAAAGTAAGAGGAGCATGATGTATATGGATCTTAATAGAAAAGGTATCTATATTATTTACGTTTTTATAAAAAGAGCACTGTGTCATATCAACACAGTTTCTTAAATATTCTATAAATTTTTTGTAAGATCTAGAAGATCTGCATATCTTTTCTATGTTTTTAAAATATTTGATAAGATCTTTTTCATTCGTAAAATCATAATCAGCAATATCAAAAGAAGGTAAATGATCTAATTTAATTTCTTCTTTTTTATTTGGTAAATCTAACTCATTATATCCTCTCATACTAAGTATTTAACCCTTCTTCTTATATATAATATTCACATTATAAGAATGTTTTCATAATTCATATTAAGCCACATCAATATAAAAAAAAATAAGGAGACCCCGTAATGGCTTTATTTAAAATTAATGAAGATTCTATACAACACACTAGAAAGAAATATAATTTAGATGAAGCATTTGTTCCTAAATCTAAAGGAATGAAAGAAATGGAAAAATGCTTACATTTATTGAGAACACCTTATTTGGTTGATTATAACAGCATAGAATTTTTTACAAAAAGATTTCAGAGTGCTGAAAATGCAATTCAAGACGATCCTAATCTAATCAAGTTCTGTAAATTAATGGAAAAAGAATTTGTATTCGAATCAATGTCTTTAGTAATCATTAGATCAGATAAAATGAATGCATTTACTCTTCCTGTATCTAAATCTATTGATAAATTTAAAGATCAAAAAATGTTAGATTCTACAGGAATGAGATATCTTAAAGAAGCAAGAGTTAATATCACTGTAATGATTACAGACTCTCTATTGTTTAATGATAGATTTACAGATGCAGAAATCTTGTCTATTTTATTACATGAAATAGGGCATAACTTCTCTCAATCCGGTATTAAGTATTTGGAATATATTAGAATGGGTAGACACTGTATAGATTTTATAGTGGCTATGAGAATATTGCTTAATAAAGATATTGGTATGCTGTTACAAGCTTCAGTTAATGGTGGTATTGATAGAGGTGGAGAGCTTGAAACAAGAAGAGACCTTTCTAATTATATAAATGATCTTGGAAATATAATGGGTACAAGTATACCTGGCCAATTTGCTGGTGCCTATAGAATAGCACTTGCATTTTTTACAGCAGTAGCAGCTCCTATTGTTACTAGTGATTTATTTAGATCAGCTATTAATAAAGTATTTAGGGCTGATAATATTGCGGCGAAAGCCTCTAAAAAGTCATGGGATCTTATATTATCTGTCTTAGCTACTGTTGTTGGAATTAGACTTAGAATAGCTGAATTTGAAGAGGCTCTTGATGCATTCAAATATATATTATCCAGCAGTTTTATAAAAAATGATCTGCTTTCTAAATCTATTAATAAATATATGTATAATTTGTTGCAATTTGACCTTTTTATAGATAAATCTTTCTCTGATAAATTCGTAGCATTACATGGGTATGGGCCTGAATTTGTTATGGCTATGGGTAAAACACAAAGAGAATCTTATAGATTTGGATTTGCAGAAACTATAGATAAGTTTCCTTTCCTCGGGGAGCTTTTTGCAATTAATTATATGATATCTAACGGGATAGTTGATCTTCTTTCTGGGGATCCTCATCCTCTTATTGAAGCTAGAATAAAAAGTCAATTAGATATTTTAGAAGCTGATTTAAAAGATACCTCATTGAATCCTAAAACTAGAGCTGCACTTAAAGATGAAATAGAACGTACCAGAGAATCTATAGAAAGATATAATAAGGCTTTGAAAAAAGATGAAATTAGCAATAAATCTCACTATATTGCTAATTTAGTTGCTTTTGAAAGTGCTTTTTCCAAAGTTATGCCTGCTGGAGACATTAGAGAATGGCTAGTTAAGAAAATTTATACTAATGAACGTATACTTAAAAATCTTAAAGGTAAATAAAAAAAATATGTGGATAAGGGATTACCCTTATCCACTATCTTTATTTTGCAAATAAGATATATAGCATAATAGATATAGAAAATATCAAGTTTATAATAGCTGTTACAGTAGCTATTGTAACAAAGGTAGATTCAGACGGAATACTTATTATAGGCTTTGTTTTAATCTCTTCCTCTACATCTATCTTTTTATAAGGATTTATTCTATCCTTTACTCTTTCATGAGTTGATTTGTATAACATGATTCCCTCCTATATTATTTTCTGTATTCATTGTAACTGAATATAATATTTCCCCCAGAATTGTACAAAGAGTCTATCATCTCTTGAGACTCTAGTTTTAATACTACAATATCAGTATTGGATAAATCCAATTCATTATTATGAGAGATGATTAAACATTGATCAAATCCTAATCCACTCATGATATGTTCTATTAAGATAGAGAACTGGATTCTGTTTATATTGTCTAGATTATCATCTACTTCATCTAGCTTGATGATATTGTAATTGTCTGAGGATTTCTTTAATAAAACAAAGGATATAAGCATACTGATCATTGAGAGTTGACTATCACTCATTAAAGATATATCTTCTCTAACTCTTCCTTCAGTATCTGCACAAGGTATATTGAACTCAGATTCATTGATAATAAACGGCTGAAGTGCAAACCTTCCACCAAATAAGTATCTAAGAAGATTGTTTGTTTCTTGCAGTATGCTGTTCATAAATACAGACATGTATACTGTTTGAATGCCATGGATAGAAGTATATTTCTTCAACATCTGAAGTTCGTTAAACTTAGACATGTATTCATTATAGTCCTTCTTGTATTGATCATATAATACCAATTGATATTTATCTTTTTCAATGGATCTTTTGATATTTAATAGATCATCATTTCTCAGTACATTCAATTCAGATGAATTGAGTCTGAATTCTTCTTTTAGTATTTGAAGAGACTCTGCATTCTTATCCATTTCTTTTATAGAATTGCATACTTCTTCATATTCTTTAGAGAACTTTTCATATTTCTCTTTATTAATCTTGGCTATATGGATTGAATTGAGTATCGTATTTATTTCATTTTTCTTAGTTAAGATACTATCCAGTTCCTGTACATTAGATTTCTTATTTTTTATTACTTCATCTAATTCTAGATTTAATCTTTCTAATGTACTTCTAAGACTGATAGATTCCTTACTAGAACCTTCTATCTTAGATTTGGTTTCTTCTAGATTCTTAAGATTTTCTCTTAAGCTAGAAATGATAGTGATGATATTTTTATTTTCTATATAATTACTCAAATCAACAGGAAGATACAATCCTTCTCTGATACAATGAATTATATCTTTCTTTTGAATGGTTGTATTTGGAAATTTATTTATAATAGGAACAATTGATTCTATATGATCTATAATGGATTTTATTTCATTTGAACAGATAGTTTTTGTTGTTTCCTTTTCATAATTAGTTTTTACTTCTTCAAGTTTAGAGTTGGTACTATCTATATTTGATAGGATAGAGTCTAATGTAGGATACTCATCTAATCTTTTATGAGATTCTACTACTTCTTTTATAAAAGGACAATCTTCCTTATGATTACAATCATTGGGTATATTTTTAAAAGAATCAGCAGATTTTTTTAGTTCCAATACTATATTCTTTGTTTCTTGCTGTTCTTGTAAAGAAGATTCTAATCCTCTTATAACTCCATCAAAATTTATATTGGCCTTGGGTTTGTTTTCATGCTTTAAGCATTCTTCTATAATGGCTTTACTATAAGAAGAAATCAATACATCTATATTTGAATTGAACTTATCTATAGCATTGCTAGATAGGTCATAATCTTGATCAGTGATATTGATATAATCATCTATTAGATATGCAAACTTTTCATATTTACTCAATTCTAATTTAGTAGAATTGATCTTATCTTTCACGTCTGATAAGATATTATTATCATATAGAGATTCTAGTTTAGCAGAATCTTCATCTATCTCATCTTTTATTGAAAGTTCTTTATCAAATGAATCTTTGATTATTTGCCTTAAAAATTCTTCCCTAGCCTCATATTTAGAAAACTCTTTTTCATTTGTTATAAGACTATCTTCAGAATACTCTTTGGTTTCAGGAAGATCTTTCATTTCTTTTTCCAGTATTGTTTTTCTAAAAGAAAGATCTTTATATGTATCAAGATAGTTTCCAGTTGTATCTATCTCAGAAATCTTATTATTCAAACTAGCTATTTTATAAACCAAGCTTTCTTCTTTCTGTTTTAAAGAGGATAGGGCTTCTTCATTTTTTACTATATTATTTTTTACAAGTTCTATATTTCCTATTTGAGATAGTTTAGTACTGATAGAAGCTAAAATCGATTTTAGCACTGATGATTTAGTTGTCATCAATTTATTCATCTCAGAATATGCAGAAAGAGAAGATACAATATTATTTACATATCTTTTACGTTCTGACGGTTTTAATCCACCAAGACCTTTCTTATTGGCAGATAGCTGAGACAGTATTATAAAATTATCATCTAAACCAAATAGGTCATAGATAATTTCTTTAGCTGTTGTTATATTATTGGTGGGATTTATGTTTGTTACTGTTCCATCTTGTGTTATCTTAGACATATAACACTTAGTGGGTTTTCTTGTTTTATCTTTAAATACAGATTCGTATTTTATATTTACGATTGTATTATCATTCATCATGTAAGATATTTCTTTTATAGCAGTCTTCTCTTCTATGAAATTAATACTAGAATCTGATAAGGGGGTTAATGCTTTGAAGATAGTAGATTTTCCTGTGCCATTATCTCCCTTAATAATAAGAATTCTATGAGTACATTTTGAAAAGTCTATTTCTATATCTTCTAAACCCATCCCATTGAAGATTCCTATATAATTTTTTAATCTTAATCTAAGCAGTCTCATGTTAACACCTCCCTATTATATAAAAAAAGATAAAAATCTCTGACTAGCACTTATATGCTAGTCAGAGTGACTTTTTAAAATTATTGTGTAATTTCTTTAGTTTCAGTAATTTTATTTATAGTTCTATTTATAACGTTAGTATACTTTCTAGCCAATGTTGCTAATTCTAATTCATATTTAGAATATAACAGCATATCCAAATTTCCAGTATTTCTAGTAGCTAAATCATCATAATTTTCAACAAGATACATTATAGCATCAAATATTTCTTTTAAGAACCCACCTAAATCATATTCTTCTTTAGATAAATTAAATTCTTTGATCGTTTCATTTGATAAAACTAAGCCGATATCATAGAATTTGGTTATAAGCCCATAAAATAATACCTTAAATACTTTGAATAAATCATGATCTGTATTTGTTGTATTTACAAATTCTGCTTTCTTTTTTATATAAGATAATATAGCTGCAAAAGAAATTACATCTTTTACATCTAAAACACTAAAGTTATCTCTATATAGATGGGTTACCCCACTATTATAATCACTACAATTATTGAATAACATCCTGCATGTTCCAGTAGCTAAATCATTTTGAGTAGTTTCCAAATAGGTTATTTTTAGTGCTTTAGATTCTTCATCATCGAATGAATTTAAAAAGTTATTATATTCATCATAGAAACATATAAGATTAGATAAAACAAAATCCACAAAGTCTTCTAATACGATCATTACACTTTTTGTAGTAGTATAGTTACAAAATACATTTTGTATAGGACTAATGTAGTTTAATATACCTACTTGATCTATAGATAATAAATTATCCATAATTTCTTTATCAGTTTTGAATTGTTTGCGGAATTCATCCAACAATCCATCTACAAAATATACTTCTTTGTATATGACTTCTTTTCTATCCTGTTCATCATCCAATTTATAAGATAAATCTAAATCAGTTATTTTGACCTTTCTCATAACTAATTTATCAAAGTCAACTTTACCATTAGCAATCCCATTATATTGAGATTTTAAATAGTTGGTTATAATTTCCCTATTAGGATCTTTTTCAAATAGATTATTCAATCTATTTATCTTTCCCATTTCATCTCTAAAGAAATTTACAAACGAAAAGATTTCATTACTTTTGATAGCCATAATTAATTGTCTCCTTTTGCTAAAAATAAAAACTAATCTTCTATATAGCCTAATAAAAGGGCATCTCCTTTACCCTTTTCTAGCTCCTTTTTATCTTCTTCTAATTTATAATATTTCTTAGGGAAAATACCATCCATAGTTCTAACCATTTCTGTACTGTATCCACAATCCATACATACAGATTTGATAGAATATTTTCTATTTAAAAGCTTATTAGGAAATGTGCCTACATCGATTAAACCATATGCTGAATACATGGTTTCTAGTAGTATAAGAGGTTTTCCACACATAGGGCAAACCCCAAATTTTCCTTCAGTAATTACTTCTTTCATATTATATATTCACCTCTTATTGGAGGATCTCCATTTTTCTTTTATCACCCTTAGCAACTAATACAGAATCTGAATATATTATATCTTTCATGGATTTTAGTTCTGATGTAAAGGGTTTGGCTACACCATTGATTACAATCTTTTTAAAATGCATATTCGAGATATTTCTAACTTTATGTACCTTCATCTGCTGTTCAGCCTGCTGTCTTGAGTAGACCCAATATCTCATAAATTCATTATCAGACATCTCTATTTACCTTTCTCTCATAATTATTGTATATCATAAAAATCAGTTTTACTTTCTTGTAAATTAAAAATAAAGTGGAATGGTATTTACCATTCAACAATACTTTATCTTTCTTTTTTAACATGGAATTGTTGTAGTTCAGGAATGTCATAATTGGGTTCTTTAAAGGTTTTCTTATCAAACTCAATTACTTCTTTTAACTTACTTTCTTTCTTAAATTCTCTAAGTTGTTTATCAACAACTCTTTTCCATGTATTAGGTTCTTTAGACTTAGGATCATCTCTAAAATATCCTTCAGGGTAAACATTGATCAGGGGAACAAGCATAGATGTAACACCAGGATCAGTAGGTGAAGAAGCAGACATGTCTACTATCCCTATATTAGAAGTGTGGCAATATCTATAGATATCAGGGATAGAGTTGCTTCCAGCTTCACCAATACCAGCTATCCCCTTATAAGTACATTTTATAGATAAATAAGAATCATTATCTGTGGTGATATCTCTAAAGTTTACAAGATTGCTATTTGTAATTTCATTAATCAGATACATGGGATCTGTAGTAAGTCTTCTTTTAATGGATTGAATATCTACTTTTTCTCCCATATCAGATAAAGCATAAATAGCCTTAGAGAATCTAGGAGAATAGAAAGAAGCTATATATTCTTCACATCTCAATCTTTTAATAGAGATATCAAGATTATTTTTAAGAAGGAGCATATCATATTCATAGATTGCCCATCTTAATATAGAAAAGATATTATTCTTATCTTGTTCAGGAAGTCTTATCTTTTCTGCAGTTGTTTTATCATAAATAAGTTTTAAAGAAGTTAATACTGATATAGCTTTATTGATAGGATCAGACATGTTGAAATGTCTTCCTAAAGAATCCAACCAGTATTTCTTACTGAATATATCAGGAAGTACTGCAAATTTTCTTCCTAATTCATCACACATCATTCCCATTACATGCTGTAAGCCAAGATTAGAATACAACAAGGATTTAGGGCAATTAATGTATATCTGACTAGTTTTCTTAGGAAGGAAGGTATACCATTCAGGATCGTTAGGATCTTCATCCGTAATCCTAATAAAGTTATCTAATTTTAAAAATTGTAATCCTCTTATAAGTCCCATTTCAGCAAAGATATACTTAGCAATAGGAACTGTCTTATTAAATATATTCGCATTAAAGGTAATCATAGATACTTCTTCATCATGTATATCCTTTGCATCTTTGATATTCTTATAAATACGAATAGGTTGGAATGTTGATTTTGCTGTTACTGTTTGATACTTATCTGTAGATGTTTTGTTATTATAAGTAAATGCATCTACAATTTGATACATAGGAGTTCTAATATTCCCATTAATTTTAAAATAGAACTTTTCTATTACTCTAGGAACTGCAATGATTACATCAAACATTTCTCTTCCATCTGATGCTTCTACATAATACGTTACTATAAGAAGTTTAAGGTCAGAGTCTTTGATATCGATATAATCATATTTGTTATCTGTAGGGCCTTTTTTAGAGTTTTTGCTTATTAAACGAGCTTGATGTTGTCTAAGTATATCAAGTACCTCGGTATATTCATCAACAACCCTAAAGCTATGAATCTTAATCGTAAAGTAACCATTAACGCCCATTTGACGCTCAGCTGATTTGATAATATTCTTTAAATAATAAATAATCATATCATCTGATCTATTAAACAAAGTTTTGTTAAATTTTTCTCTATATTTATTATTATAATTATAAATAAATTCTCTTTGATTCATATTATCCTCCCATTAAACCGTATCATTAACACAGGTAGTTAATTTTTCTCCAATAGGATTGGGAGCATTCTTTTTATCTTCAAAGGTAATAGAACATCTGATATCAAAGATATCACAAAATCTTTTTAATTTGAAGAATGTAATAGAATTTCCTGTAAGACCTCTTAGATCATTAGAATAATCTGATCCAAAACGTTGTTTATAATTTTCAATATCTATATTCTTTTTACTGATAGCTTTCTTAAACAATGCCATTTCAGGAGTATCATTTTCTTGAACAATGGGTTTGTAGATATTATTCGTAGAAATAAGTATTGAACGTTCCTGACTTTCTAATTTAGCTGCTTTTTCTATAGAATCTCTTAGATTTTCAACATTATCAAAATCGATAATATCTTTTGAATTATATTGAGTCAGATCTATATCTTCAGGTTTAGAATAAATTAAAAGAGGACCAGCATCATATACACCTACAACATCTCTACTAAATTTAGTCATAACCGGATATACAATCTCATCTTTAACCACTGCTGTATCTTCTGCTAATTCTTTAACAGCTTCGGGATTATATTCTGATTTACGTATAAACTCTTCCTGATCAATTACATCAAGGATTCTCTTTCCAATTCTCATCTTCTTCATTAGTCAAATACCCCTCTGTTGAAAAAATTATTGGAGATTAAAAAGAAAAAGATTAAAAAGGATGAGAGGAATCGATCCTCTCACCCAATGTTATTTTCATTATTCGTTTACTTCAATTTCAGAATCATCTTTAACATGTTGTTTCATCTGTTCAGAAGGTTCAATACCTACATAAACACTATTACCAGAAATTTCAGAGGTCATCGTGAAATATCCAGGGAATTCTAATACAGGATCAATAGATACATTAGCACGCATGTAATCGAAAATTACATCCATGATTGTGATTAAAAGTTCTTGAGCAGAACCTTCGCAAATTTTATTATTATCATCTTTAGGAGCATATTTAAAATTGATACCAAACTTATCATGTGCGATATCAATAATAGCTTTATATGCTACTTGGGATTCAGTAAAGTCATAAATAGACCATTTGAGGTCGATATCATCTTCATTATATGTATAACTCAAAGTCCAAGAACCTTCATCAGTTCCTTCTTCTTCTTGTTTATGGAATTGTACATATGCACCAAAATGGAAACGACCATCAATATCTTTAAATACTAAAGCTGTAGGAGTATCCTTGGATTTATTTTTTCCAAGAAAAATAGCGGCACCTTCAAAAAGTGTCTTAATGCAAGATTCAGTTGCAAAATCATTCCAACCATAATTACGATTAGTGAAAGTTTTACTTACCTGCAGATTGATTCCGGATTCTAAAAAGTTTTTCATTGTGTTTCCTCCTAGAGATAATATAAAAGATCTTTTATATAACCAGACCCGTCGGTCCGATCTACACATTTATAGTGTATAACTAATTTGAAACTTATACCTAAGTTATACTTTTTTTAATTTTTTATTTGTTAAAAGTTTTCAAATACTCATCTGCATCGGATGCATTCAAAATCATAGGAGCATAGGAATCAAACTCTCTATAATTATTCCACCCTATACCAGATTCTAAACTTAATCCAGTTTTAAGTTTAAAATTCTTTTCTTTAGCTTTAAATGCTTTCCTTACATTTCCAGATTCTAATCCATTATAAGGAACTACTAAAATTCCCGTAGAATTTGTAACTCCAGAATCTTCTCTGGAATCAAAACCAGCATCTATAAATCTTTGATTCAATACATGATCTCTTAATCCAGAGAATCTTACTTGAATTTTATCTGAAACATTTCCAACTTCAGTATATATGATATTGAAGTTATCGCATATGAATTTAATGTCATCATAAAATTTAGGAATCTCATTCCCTAATACTTCTATTGTTTTAGCTCCTATACCTTTTACATTTACAAGAGCCTTTAAAGTATTCTCAGTATCTGATAATAGGGTATTAAGACTAACATTTTGTAATATTATCTTCCAAGTTTCTAAGGCTATAGATGTAAATCCAATAGCCCCTAAGATTCTGTAATCAGGATAAGGAGTTTTCTTAAGTTCATCTAATCTTTCTATAAACTTTATACTATTAACCTCACCTAATTTTTCTACAAGAACAGATTTGGGAATATTAAATAAATCTCTAACCCATGTTACATCTAAAGCTCTTATAGATTCGCTTGAAAAATCCTTACTATTTAATTTCTTTAAGAAGTTAGTTAGCCTTCCTATTACTTTTTCTCTACAATAGAAATTGATACATACTGCACTATCTCCTGAATCAGTTACATATAAAGGTTCTCCACAACAAGGACAAGTTTCAGGAAATTCTTCTAAAGGTGCAGTATTTGTTTCATTAAATTTATCTTTAGATTTTCTGATATAGACTATTACATCATTTACTAAAGTTAAATCAACTTTATCTCCAGGTCTTAATGCTAATTCATTAAATCGTTTCAAAGAATGTGCTGTTGTTTTATCATGGATAGCACCAAAGAACTCTACAGGTTTGAAATGAGCCATAGGTGTTATTCTTCCATCTTGCCCAACAGAATAGGTATAATGCGTAAATGTAGATTTTCTTTTAAGAGGATTGAATTTTATAGCTATAGCGTATCTAGGAATAGCTCCTCTTTTGCCAAGACGCTCTCTTATATCTTTATCTGCATATTCTATAACTATACCATCATATTGAAATCCCATGAAATCTCTTAAATCATTTGCTTCTTTAACAAACTGATTTACCATAAATAGAACTTGCATATAATCTCCTTCTATGATTTCATATCTCATAGAAGTATCTTTGGTATAATATTTGTTTAAGAACTCTAACTCTGTAATTCTATCTACATTCAAAGAAGATTCTAACGGTATAGGGGTTAAATAATCCCTATACATTCTTGCATCTAAACCACCCAATAAACCTATTACCGCATTTCTAGGATTTGCATACTTCTTTTTAAAATCTCTTTCTATTCTTTGTAAATTGTAATTGGTTACAATGTACTCAAATTTGATACCAAACCTTTCAGTATCATCTACTTTTCCTTTAGCTCTATGAAACTCCATTCCTCCCAATATAGGAGTTAGATCAGAAGCTTCATTATTATCAGTATCTCCTCTTGTACATGCAAATGATATTTTTGATCCTTGAACTTCTTCTTCTACGGATACTCCATCATACTTAAGAGAAGCTATCAATTTTATATGATTAGGATCTATAATGCCCATATTTGCATGAGTACCAAGGAAATCCCTTTCGAAAATTTGTACTGTTTTATCATCCAAAACACCAGATTCTAGTGCTTCAGATTTTAATACAAATTTACATTTATCAAGAGTCCCACACATATCATAAGTGTGAGCTACATTTCTTGATTTCTTTTTTACTAAAGTTTCATCATGATGCACTTCAAAATCTTCTTTAATAGGGAATGTATAATTTCTTACCAAAGCATCGAAATACATCATTTTATCTTTAGGAACTATTTGAATTACTTCTTTTTTCCCATCTTCCTTAATTTCTAAATTACTTCCTCTATCTACTTTAACCTCTTCCTTAAAAGAGATAGGGGGTGCACCTACGGGAGTAGGAATATTGGTAACTTTACATAGATTTACTAAAGCATCATATAGATCATCATTCAACGGAAGGATTATATTTGCTCCATTATTATACAATGCATTAGATATCTTCAAAATTCCAATAATGTCATCATAGTCTATCATATGTATATTCTGATTCTTGATGACTTGTTTTGCTTTCTCATTCATAAAATGCTTTACTTCTTCAGATACTGTAGGATCTCCAGACAGAATAGAATTGTAAGCATCTTCTAAAATAGGATTCAACATAAAAAATTCTTTACCTCCTTTCAACAAGGTAAGTTAAATTATGGATAGTAGACCCTAAGATCTACTATCCATATTTATAATATACATTTATTTTTCTTTTAACCCAAGTTTTATTAGCTTTTCTTCATAAGCCTTGTTTCTCATATTCTCTTCATAGATACCAGGAGTTATTGTAATAACTTCTTTTGTATCTTTTACATCATAAGGCTTAGTATCTTTCTTATCTCCTTCAAACTCAATTACCATCTTAGGCTTTCTAGGAGATATATCGATTACGTTCATAAGAAGAGGATGCTTCTTATGTTTAAATAATTTGATGAATCTAAATACCCCACCAAGCTCTTTTAAGTATGCATGTAAGATTTGAGCAGATTGAGACTCTGCTTCTGCATCTAATTCAATATCAAAGTCAAAAGGATTCCCAGTAAGAAGTTTCTTATGAGAACGTCTAGCCTTAGGACTTGAAGAATTAAGCATAAATTCTTGATAGAACTTTTCTACACCTAAATGAGCTGTGATGGTAGAAGATTCCATTTCTCCAAATATACGTACAGGAGTAGATGCAAATTTTGCATTATGAACTTTGCTCATTCTAGATTTAGAGTTTTCATTTCTAATATTAGTAGAAGCTAAAGATACTACAGAGAATTTTTCTTCTGCTAATTGCTTTAATCTAGAAATGTATTTAAATCCAATAACTAGTTTTCTTCTAGTATGAACCATTCTTGTATTCCCATTAGAATCTTCTATAGGAGCACAAACGTAACAATGTTTATTAATAAACGGGAAAGTAGCATAAATGTTAGCCAAGAGGTCAATACTCATATTAGTAGATATAGGTTTTAAAGATAAATTGATATGACCTTCATGTATCATTTGTTGAATATACAGATTTCTCTGATATTCATTATCTTCCCAATCTAAATCATTTCTATCATAAACAAAGTTAAAAGACTCAGATAGAAATGCAGCTTCTTCAGGGTTTAATAACTCAATATATTTATGAATCATAGCGAATGCCTGATCATAAGTAATTTTATTAGCAGATAAATTTTTATCTATATATTCAAGTAGCTGCCATCCAATATAGGTTACAGAAGTTTCAAATAATTGACCATCATTGAGTCGGTTAATACATGTATTCATAGAATACAGAACATCTACAGGAACCCATTTACCATTTCTATAGTAATGAGGCATGAGATTATCAGGCTTTACTTTAGAGATTACCCCTTTACCACCATATCTATCTGTAATCTTATCTCCACTATGAAGAGGCTTGTTCTGCTGTATATACATGATCATTGTAATATTATTGAATACCTTTTCATTTATATACTGCTTCCCTTTGGAGATGCAATCACAATTATAAAACATTTTTTGTAGATCATACGATATGTTTACATCTAATCTTTCACCAGTATTTGTATCAAAGATTAAAGGTGCTACTTTATCAACAAATTCTTTTGAGAATCTGATTGTTTCATCATAGTATTTTTTAACCTGATTATTATACATAGAAGTTTCTAATTTTTCAGGATTATTACAAAAAACATCAATATCTATAACTTTCCCTTCAACTATGTATTCTTTATCGTTAAGCATTGTTGTCTTAAGTCTATCCCAAGACTGAGTAAACAATGCTTCTTCATCCTTGAGTTCTCTACGAACTGCACAAAGGATGTTATTTTCAATATCTTCATTAATATCAGGAAAAGTCTTATATTCTTTTCCTTTTCCGTAAAGATTTAGTAGAATATCATTATCATTGATTTTGATTTCTACTTTATCTATCAAAGGAGTTACAAATTTATTAGCAGCTGATTGACTGATTACAATGGGATCTTCTTTTACATCTTCACATGCTACATACATTGTGGAAAGATTTATTCCTTCAGCCCTATTGTTGTATTCATCATAAGATATTGTCTTTTTAACTACATCATCTTTATGAATAGTCTTTCCAACAGATAAGCTATCTAAATACTCATTGTTGTATAAGTAACCATAAAACTCTGTTATATGTTTATAACCTATACGTTCTATACAGGTAAGAACATTTTTACTCTTATTATATAAGATAAGCCAATAATGTCTATCAGGATCATTACTAAATTTCGATATTTTAGCCATGACCTTATAATTGAATTCAGCCCTAATAAAATTAGAGCTGAATTCACCGAATTGGTTTTCATAACCAGTAGAAACAATGGGGACTTCAGGATTAAGGAGCTGTGTTATCTGTTCCATCTGAATCCCCTGCATTATCTTTCTGGAACCTGAATTTGTGTTGTTAAAAGGTTGTTTAAGACCTTTACACAACGTATACTCTTGACTAGGAAGTTTCTTTTCTATTTCTTCTATCTCTTTCCCAAGTCTAAGCGTAGTATTGGTTGTTTTCATTGATTAGACTCCTCTTTTTTAAACTAAATTAAAGCTATTCTTATTCTATAATTAGAATATAAAGTGCTTATCAAAACCTTTATATCTTCTTCTTCTAAATTATTGATAAAATGAAATAAATTAGAATAATCTATCATAAAATAGAACATTGTATCATCGTAATCAGGATAGCACGATGTTAGAATAGAACGAGTACTTCTAAGACCATTAGAAATGCTTTTAAAAGACATTTCATCTTCTTTTCCAGCTACTGTAAACAAAGAAATTGTTTCATCTTCCTCATCATCGGTATTTGTATTGCTTTTACTTTCAATAGGAACCGATAAACACGTATTTGAATTGTACGTATCTAACTTTTCTTTTTCTGAATCTGATAACTCCCCAATAGAACCAGACTCGATTTGCTTCTTTAACTCTTCGATTGTACCAAGTTTTACATCAACACTAACTTTTTTCATTGAAATCTCCTCCTAGAAATAAAGAAAAAACATGAGAGATCTCTTGACCTCTCATGTTTATAATATATAAGCCTAAAAATTATTCCACTTCATATAAAGAGTCTGAAGTAAGAAGATCGTCAGTGTGAAGATTTTCTGCAAGAATGATTCTTTGAGGAATTTTCTTTAAATATCCTAAAGCAGCTTTTACAAAAGCTGTTCTAAATTCAGGATTTTCATTTATTTTTTCTCTAAAATTACCATAAGAGAATTTATGAATCTTATCAGGATCAAAAGATAAAGAAGCTCCTCCACCATAAAGAAGTTTATTGTTCTTCATATCTTCTAATAAGGATAACCAAGGATCAAATCCATTGTTATAATCAAATACAAGTCTTGTACCTGTTTTCTTTCCTGAAGATCTTGATTTTACTAAACTAAGTTCTACAACAGAACCTTCAACTTTATATGTTTCATCAGCTTTAAGCTTACTCTTAGCATCTAATCTAATGATATTATTAGCTACATAAGTAGAGGATCTTCCTCTAGGAAGTCTTTCACCTTGTTTAAGATATTGTACTGCATTCGGTTTAGGAAATATACTCATCTGAACATCTTCAAGAATATGATTAATACCAAATAAAATGATATTAGCTTCTTTAAGAAGAGGAATAATCTGTCTAAATATTCTTGTTAAGATCTGAGCTGTTGCTGCACCAGATGATTTACCAGCCAATTCATCATCATCTATATATTCCTTAGGCATAAGCATAGGAATAGAATCTATGATGTATAAAGTAGGTTCTAATTTCATAATAGGTTTGCCATATACATCATTTCTCTTTGTATCATAAAGGAATTTATCTACATTAGAAAGCTTTAAATCATGAATCATCTTAATACGTTCATAAAAGTTTTCTGCAGTGATACCAGTGTTTCTTACAATATATCTCTTTTCATATTCTTCAACAGAAAATCCAGATAAAGATCTACGTCTAGAAGAAGTCATACCACCTTCGATATTATCTTCAAAGATAGTGGATGTTTTATATTGTCTAGCAATATTTGCTGCTATTTGAGTTACTAAAGTAGATTTACCACAACCTGTATTCCCTATAAATGCATTATAAGACCCATCCGTAATTCCTAATACATAATAAGGATGTAATTCTCCATTTGATAACCGTTCATCATTAATAAATCCATTTTGATAGTCGAAATTAAGAAATCCGCTAGGATATCCAGTATCTTCTTTAGCTTCTTGTTTCATACTAAAGTCCATACCAGCTGCTTTTTCTCTAAACATCTGTTCAAGCATGCTATCTGTTTCTGCCATTAGTTTATCCTCCGTCTCTCAAAAAAATAAACATTTTGATATAATAAATTGTTGATGTTTTTATCAAAATTAATTACCCATACCTAACTAAAGGTATGGGCAACTTTTACTTCAAATAAATATCATTTCTATACAAATTGTTTATAGATGCATTGATCTTAGGATATATAGATTTGTCTAGCTTCTTAAGACTAAATCTTAAATCCTCATATTCTAATCCTTCTATACTAATCATATTATGAACTTGCATTAAGATATTATCTATAACAGGTTCATCTTTTGATTCTATTATATTTAAAACAGCTTTATTTATCATATTGGAAATATAGATAATATCGCTGGTTATCCACTCTTCATCAGATCTATAGATGTAGTTATCTTTTAATAAGTGTAAAAATACTTGTGATATTTCTTTAGTATCTGGATATATAAGGTTAAATAGATTCTCAATCTTATCTACAGATATATTGTTCGATACATCCAATCCTATACAGATAATGGAGGATATCAATCTTGTAATATTTTCATCAAAATTAAAAGATGATTTTCTAGCTACTGCAATATAAGAAGATGATACTTGGTTGAATTCGCAAATATTCATAATCTTATGAGTCATATTGTTGTTTACTATTGTACTTAAGAAAGTATAGAGTTTAGCCAAATATTGATTTACAGGAAACATGTTGTAAATCATAGAATTACAATATATCCTATCTTCATAGCTCAACTCTTCTTCCATACATACTTGAATTAAGAATGTAATAAATCTTGTATTCTCTTTTAAAAAGTTTAACTCTTCAAATTTTTCAATATTATACAAAAAAGATTTATACTCTTGTTTTACTAAACGATAAGCGAGTTCGTCTGGCAAATAACTAACATTTGCCAG